TTGAACCTGCCTGCGGCAGGGCTGCCCTCATCCTCGTTGGGGTGGCCCTGCCCTTTTTTTCTGGAGAACCGATGACCATTGAGGATCGCTACCTCGGCGACGGCGTCTATGCCTCGTTCGACGGCTACCACGTGATCCTGCGCAAGGCCCTGACCGGAATCGCCTTGGAGCCAGTGGTGCTCGCCGCGCTCGATGAGTTCCGTCGCGACGTAGCTCGTGCGACGCTGCGCGAGCTGGAGGATGCGCCGTGACCTGGCGCCGTCTTGACCTCGACACCCGCGACTTGAGCGCCGGCTATGAGTGCTGGACGCGCGAGCGCACGGTCAGCGTCGGCGCGGTGATCGCGTGGATGGTGGGGCTCGCGTGGCTCGTGACCATGGCCTTGTACGCGGTGGCGCCGTGAAGACAATCGCTGAGCACACAACCGATAAGTCGGCCTGGGGTCCCGGGCCGTGGCAAGAAGAACCCGACAAGGTGCAATGGCTTGACGAGGCCAGCGGTCTCCCCTGCCTCGCCGTTCGTAACGAGCAGTACGGCAACTGGTGCGGCTACGTTGGCGTCAGCGCCGGTCACCCGCTCTACGAAGTGGAGTACGACTCACCGTCCGAGAAGCTCAAAGCGGCCTTCGAACGACGCAAAGGAGAACCGATCGGCAGCATGGCCGCCGGCCCCGTGGGGCTTTTGTTGGCTGCGATGTGCGATGGCGAGACGCCGCGTCCTGATTCGGTCTTTGAGGTCCACGGCTGCCTGACCTACTCGGGGCACTGTTCCGGGCGAATCTGCCATGCCGTCGAGCCGGGCGAGGACGATCGCATCTGGTGGTTCGGCTACGACTGCGGGCACTGCGACGACTTCCAGCCGGGGATGGAGGCGCGTGAGAAGTCCTTGGGCCTGCACTTTGGACCGCGCCACGGTAAGTACCGCGATCTGGCCTACGTCGAGGACGAGTGCCGGAAGCTCGCGCGGCAACTGAAGGACCTCAAGCCATGACCCGCCCCCTGCGCTGCCGGCTGGGGCTGCACTGCTGGAGCTACTTCCAGCACTTGACCAGCGGGCTTTGGGTCTGGCACTGCACACGCTGCGGCAAGGTCAAGCCGGCAAAGCAGCCGCATTGCCAAGGCTACCGCGACCACGGGGAGGCGTAGATGGTTATCCTCGCCGTCCTCTACGCCATCTTTGCCGGCCTCACCTGCGGCATCATGATCTGCGCCGCCATCGCCGAACGCGCGCCGATCTGGGAGCGAATCCTCTGGCCGATCATCATTGGTGCCGGCTGGCCGGTGGTCGTCGTCTTCACCATCAGCTGGCGCGTGAACGAGTGGAGGCGGCCGTGACCCCACGCGAGAAGATCGCCACCTACGTCAAGCTCCTCCTCGCCGAGGGCGCCGAGAAGCACCCCGGGAAGAACCACCACTCCTACGCCCTGGGCTGGATCCAGGGAGAGCTCGAGGACCTCTACGCCTACGCGCGTGGGCTCTGCGACTCACTCACCGAGGACCGCTGCGTGATGGAAGTCTCGATCCACCACGCGGCCATGCGGGTCTTCCTTGACGCGCTCGAACGGCGGTTCGGGGAACTGGTCTTGAAGGGCGCGAGGAGGGAACTGTGGCCACGATCCGAGAGCTCGCAGCCCAGGTCGAGTACGAACGGGAAGTCGACTGGTTCATCTTCAACCGAATCCTCACTGAAGGAGAACGCATGAGCGAAGTCGCTCAAGAAGAAGAAGCCCCCAAGGGGGAGACCATCCGCCTCAACTTCTCGAAGCCCGAAAGCCCCTTCAAGAAGCCCGACGAGCTCCAGGAGAAACGCCTCAAGTGCTTCTTCTGGGGCGACACGGGGACCTTGAAGACCCGGCTCTCACTCCAGTTCCCGAAGCCCGCGATCCTCGACCTCGAAAGGGGCACCGAGCTCTATCGAGCGGACTTCCCCGGCTACGAGGTCCTCCCGGCCACCACCGCCGACGAGGTCATGGCGGCCGTCGACTGGCTCCTCACCCACTCCCACGAGTACCGGACCCTCGTCATCGACCCCATCACGATCTACTGGGAATCCCTCCAGAAGAAGTGGTCGGATGTCATGCTCGCACGAAAGAAGGGCACCAAGGGCTACAAGTACGAGTTCTACGAGTTCCAGCCCAAGGACTGGATGCCCATGAAGGCCGAGCACAAGGAACTCATCCGGAAGCTCCTCGCCCTCGACATGAACGTGGTCGTCACCGCCCGCCAGAAGAAGGAGTACGCCGAGGGGGGCGAGATCATGCGGGTCATCGGCGAGACGTTCGATGGCGAGAAGTCGCTCCCCTACCTCTTCGACGTGATCCTTCACCTCCGGAAGGTCGGCGACAAGTTCCTCGCCCGAGCCATCAAGGACCGGACCGGGAAGCTCCCGACCGTGGACTTCGAGACCAGCTACGAGGTCTTCGAGCGCGCCTTCGGGAAGCAAACGCTCTCGAAGAAGTCGAAGCCCATAGCCCTTGCCACCCAGCGCCAGCAAGAGGTCATCCGCCGCTACGCCCAGGAGCTCAAGATCGAGGAGGCGACCCTCCAGGAACGGCTCCAAGCCTACGGGGCCGAGACCGTCGACGAGCTCACCCAGGAGAACGCGGCCGTCATCATCGGGAAGCTTGAACAGAAACTCGGCAAGAAGCCGGAGGAGGTTGTCAGTGCGAGTTGATTTCTCAAAGGTGAACGAGAAGGGCTACCCACCGATCCCCGAAGGCCCCTACCGCTCGAAGATCGTCGAGGTCAAGACCAACTGCACGAGCTCGAAGGGGAACGAGCAGTGGAAGATCCGCTGGGAGATCTCCGAGGGGACCTACAGAGGGCGACTCCTCTTCGACGACTTCACCTTCTCGGAGGGAGGGCTCAAGAAGGTAAAGCTGGTCTGCGACCGGATCGGCATCGACGTCACCGGGGAGGTCGAGCTCACGGCCGACATGCTCCTCGGGAAGGAGGCCATCGTCACCACCTTCCACGAACCCTACGACGGCCAGATCCGGAACAAGATCGGCTTCGACGGGTATGAGTCGGTGTTGCCAAGGAACGAAGATGGCGAGGAACCGCCGTTTTGAATCTGCACACATGAATGCAAAGTGTCACGTTTGGTTGCACCTGAAGGAACGATTGCAGAGCCACGCATGATCGTTCCAGTCCACAGCAGAGAAGTCTTCACTGTCGAGAACGATTGGTACTGCTACTTCCACGACGAGAAGCCGGCCTACGAGTGGGCTTGCAAGGACGACTACCACGACGTTGTTACCTTGGTGCCCTGGACTGGTGAACACTTGTGCATCCGCTTCCATGGCTGCGTGCGCTCCGACAAAGGACACCGAATAGTAGAGGCTCTCAAGAAACATGGCTACGATGCCTTCAAGGGCGACCATCGCTGGGTTGGGAAAAGCTACTTGGCGGCCAACTTTTCTCGGTGGCAACCAGTCAAGGTTTTTTGCCAGGATCCATCGGTCTATTCGGTCTACTTGATCCCACCCGACTTCAGGGCAATCAAGTGTTACGGCTGCCGACAGCCATACGTAAGGGACGACATCTACTGGTGGCACCGCGATGCAGGCTGGCGGTGGCATCGAGCATGGAAGGTATTCGCTGATCGTTACGAACTGGTAGCGGTGTGCTACCAGGAGAAGTGTCTACAAAAGCTTGAATGGAGGAACAGACGGTGGAACAAGACCTACGTAGTCAGAGAGAAGAAGCGCCGAGAACTCGCAATCGCAGAAATGAAGGCCAAGCAGGCCCGAAAACTCGTCGAGGCAGCACGCCGGCACGAGTATCAAGAGGCCCTCGCGTCCCTGCGAACGGTCAGAGCCATGCTGAGGGAGCCCAGCCACAGTGCTTGGCGGTCGCCGACCGAGGCATCCGGAACTCACGCGACTTCTCGGACATGATGAGCTTTCTCATGTCGGACTTGGCCCGTGGAAGAATCTCACCAGGGGTCGGAAACGCGATCGTCAACGCTGGAGGGAAGCTCCTCAAGATGGTCGACATGCAGCACAAGTACGGCCACCCGAAGGGGGATGTCGGCCCGAAGGTACTTCAACTGACCCACTGAGAACTGGCTGGCTATTTCATGAACAGCGGAGCGTTCCTACACGCGGTAGGAGGTCAGGACTTGGCTTACGGGGCCTCCGTGCGCGTCCTCCTTGGCGCCAAGGACTGTCTGCAACCGAGCGGACAATCCGCTCTCCGCTATCTCACGGGTCGGTTGCGGGACCACACATATCCTGAAGAAGCGTTTCGGGTACCGTTTGACGCTGAAAAACGGTTCAGCCAACGAAGGTCATCGAGTGGCGCGCGTGCTGCGGGTGGAGTGCCATTGATCCCGATGGTGCCCAGCACGAAGGCCAGGTCCAACTCGATCGGCGGGAGAGCAGAACGGGCAACGGTGACCCCTTCCGACCCGGAACCTCCCAAGTGGTTTCTTCCTCACACTCGACCGCCGAAATCGTAGGACAAGTCTTCAGGGAGAGCTCGCCCGACAGAACCTCGGGAAGAAAGCTCGAAGAAGCCTGCCGACCCATAGAGGAGGGGAGGGAGGAAAAGGGGTGGGTCTTGCCCTGGAGGTGACCGGTGGAGAACGAAGGCGAGAAAGTAGAACGAAAGGTTTGCCCGACATGCGGAAGAAGGATCCCAAAGCCACGAGCAAGGCCCCCAGAAGGCCCGTGGAGCGTTCCGGCGGCATTGAAAGGTCTCGCGCTCTACGAAGCGGACGGAACGCTGTGCCGGCGCTGGGAAGAGCTAGAAAGGGCATGGCTGGCAGCCTTCCCGAGGATGAACGTGCTTCACGAGGTCAGGAAGGCCCACGCTTGGGAGCTGGCGAACGTCGGAAACCGAAAGAAGGACCGGCCGCGGTTCCTGAACCTCTGGCTCCAGCGGGTGAGCGACAAGGCCCGCTTCGAGGTCGAGCAGGAGCGCAAGTACGCCTACCAGGAGCCGGTCAAGAGGATCGAGCCCAGGCCGCCGAGCGACCTGACGCCGATCAAGGACATCCTCGCCGAGTACAAGAAGAAGAGGCTGGGAAGGGAGCCGGGGAGCGAAGGCGATGAACAGCCGCGTTAAGGGCAAGCGGGGTGAATTGGAGCTCGCGAAGACTCTGACCGCCATGGGCTGCCAGGCCCGTCGCGGGCAACAGTTCCAGGGTACGCCCGAGAGCCCGGACGTCGTCTGCGAGGCTCTCAAGGGCTATCACCTGGAAGTGAAGCGGACGGAGAAGTTCCGGCTCTACGAGGCCATGGAGCAGGCGGTGTCTGAATGCGGGGCGAAGGTGCCACTCGTGGTCCACAGGCGGAACCGTGGTGAGTGGCTCGCGATTTTGAGGCTTGAGGACTTCATGAAACTGGCGCAGCCGGCGCCGGAGGCCGCGCCGTGAAGCGCAAAGAGACTAACGTGGTGGGTGGACGTGGTGCTCTTGGAAGGAGTGAGAGACCGCTGGTTGGCCCGCGAGCGGCGAGTCAGGGCGTCGCTCGCGGGCGGGGGGAGGCATGAACAAGTTACAAGGCCCCAACGGCACGCGGTTCGAGTGGACGGACGGCGACAAGCTTGTACGGCTCCTGCCGTCGGCCGGCGTGATGTCGCCGTCCGATCGGCGCTGGGTGGTCGCGCATATCGCCGATCTGCGCGCCTTCGTGCGCGAGCTTGAGGCGCTCGAGAAGCCAGGCCCTGGCATGCGAACGGCGGAGATCGACGACGCGCGCGAGCGGCTGAAGGCGACGGAACCGAAACCGAAAGGAGACTCACAATGATCGAAGGACTGAAGGTAACGATTCCTGGACACCGGCTGCGGTCGCTTTGCTTCGCAGCTGCCGACAAGCACGAGTCGCGGGCGCAGACGTACCGCGATCAGATTGCCAACTTCGAAGCTGCCAAGGTCGAGGCGGCAAGCTTCTCGGGCGGCGATCCGATCCAGGCGCTACAGCGGAAGCTGTCGGAACACGCCGACGAAGCTGCGGAACTCACGTTTATTGCCGACAACCTGGACGCTGAGGCCAGCTACCTGCTGGATCGTGGCGACCTGAAGAAGCTTGGTATCTGCAAGAATGCCTACTGAGCGGCTGAAGGCGGAAGGGAAGGACAATGGCTGACGACAAAGGCGGATACGGTTGCACGCTGGCGATTATCGAGATCGTTGTCGGTGTGCTGCTATTTCTGGCGATCAAGCAGCTGGAAGTACTGGAGCAGATCCGCGACCGGCTGCCGGCCGTGCAGGCAACGCAGGAGACCAAGCCATGACCCGGCCGCCCGCCGCCGCCATGGCGGAGATCGACGAAATGGTGATCGTCCTGGCGATCGAGCTCGCGCGGCCTAACCGCCCGTTGTCGGATCCTGAAGCTGCCGACTACGCGCGGTTGCGCGAGGAGATTTTGCGCCGCGTGCGGGAGTACCCGGGGCTCGAGGCCGCCTGGCGCGGTACGCTCGAGCTCTGCGCTGCCTGCCAGCGGGAGCGGGACGACCTGAAGGCGCTCTGCGCCGAGGCGGTCAAACTATTCGACCTTGGCTCGATCGCTGAGCGATACGACGAGCTGGCGCTGGGAGAGGTGAACGCCGTGACCGCCACGCTGTACCGGCGGCGGTCGCAGGAGCTGCTTGCCGAAGGCGAGGCGCTTATCAATCGGCTGACGGCCGCCACGGCCGCCAAGGGCGCGAAAGAGGCGCCGGATTCGAGCTACGGGACCCCCGAGGGCGCCGCGTTGAGTGGCGGGGACGCCAGCGGCCTTCCTGAGGCAACGGGCGAGAGTGCATCAAAATCAAACACTGGAGGCACATGACGACTGAAAGATCCCGCGTCGCGGCGGCGGCGCTCGAAGGAGGTGAAGCATGAAAGACATGGAGCCGGCAGACGAGCTTAGGTTTTACCACGAGTGGAACAAGGAACTTCAGGAGAAGAACGAGAAACTCGCGGCCGTCGTCGAAGCTCTTGAAGACGCCATTGTGGTGTTGAAGCACCAGGCCGCCGACCCGCTCGCCCGCGCGCCGGCCGGGGCGGATCTCGAGGCGGAACTGCGCGACCAGGTGCAAGGGCTCCAGGACGCGCTCTACTCGATCAAGGACGAGCACCCGGAGGTTTACGGGACGATCTGCGAGCGCATCCCGCCGCCGAGCTACTGCAAACCTGACAAGAACACGGCGGCCGGCGCTTTACGAGAGCCTTCGCAAGAGGGTGGCGGTGAATCCACCGCAGGCGACCGGCCGCCGGTTGATGAGGCTTGCGACTGCGCGGAGTGCGCGCTGGCGTCTGAGCAGCAGGAATGGTTAGTGCAAAATGGCGTCGTCCAGCCGCAGCCCGCCGCGGCGGAGCCGGTGGCGTGGGCTATCCGGCTGACAACCGGGAAGCTTTTCGCCTGGCACTACGACACCGAAGAGAACGCGCGGGCGAATCTCCACGACGATGGAGATGTTGTCGTCCCGCTCTACGCCGCGCCCGCGGCGGGCGAGGGGAAGCTGCGGAAGGCGGAGGCGGCTATCCGCGTAGCCGCAAAAACTGTTTGTTGGTTCGACTGGACCGACAACGACAAGGACGCGGCTGCCTCAGTAGACGACTTGCGAAAGTCGCTGGCCGAATACGACGCGGTGCGCGCCGCGCTGGGAGCCGCGCCATGAGCGAGCTGGGGAACTTGATTGAGGCGCTGGCCAAGAAACTCGAATTCGACCGCCACCTGCGAATCGGTGTGACCGCTGACGGCGATTACTTCGTGCAGTTCATTGAGCTGCTGCCGCCTGACGAGCCCGGGCTTGAGCCATGCCTGGAGAGGGTGCTGGCGTCGAGCGACGGGATGCTGTCCACGTGCCTGCAAAACGTGCTGAACAGCATAGAAGAAGAGTACACGTCGCCATGAGCACCGACCGGCAACTCGAAGCAATGGTGTGGGACGAGCTCTACAGAAAGCAAATCGTCGAGGTTCTGCGGGCCGCGCGCAAGCTCAGGCAGGCATACCTTGACGGCGACAAGTCGGCCGAGTTCTACGCGGCTGAGGAGGTGGTGCTCGCAATCGAAAGGCTGGACGCATGAACCCGGACGAGGAAACGATCAGGCTGTGGCTCGACGACATGGAGGATCCTATCGAAGAGGCCATGTCCTGCCGACAATGGCAGCGAGACGAGAACATTGCCGGAGAGTTTTACGGCGCCCGCGACGCGATACGTGCTCGGGTCGAGGCCCTTGCCGGCATCGCCCAGCCGGCCGGCGCGCTGCGCCAGGCGCGCGAGGCGCTGGAGGCTGTGGTTGCTTACTTCGCCTCCTATCCGTTTCCGACAGGGGCCGTGATTGTTGACCAGTGCCGCGCCGCCCTGGCCGCCCTGGGCGCGGATCGGCCGCGGGAACGAAAGGAAACGCAATGAAGTACCGTAAGAAACCCGTCGTTGTCGAGGCCGTTCAGTGGTTCCCCGGCTTCGCCATCGACGGCGTGAAGGAGATCGTGCCGGAGATCATCCTTTCGGCATCCGGGAAACACTTCTATCTGTCAGCGAGCTTTCCGGGGGGCTGTGGCCCCGGCCCGTTTCGCATGCCGGATGCGTGGCTGCCCGTAGAGGACGGAGAGATCCTACCCTTCACGTTCTGGGATCTGAAAGTCGGCGAGACGCGGCCTGCGAGCGCTGATGATCCGCTGACCAAGAAGTACCTGGAGTACGCGAAGCTTACAGAACTGCCGCAGCCCTACGGGCTCGTAGACACGCTGGAAGGACGAATGATTGTCTCGCCCGGTGACTGGATCATCACGGGCGTCAAGGGGGAAATCTACCCGTGCAAGCCGGACATCTTCGAGGCGACCTACGAGCCCGAAGCGGATCGGCCGCGGGCGGGGGAGGACCAACCAAAGGAGGATCGCGATGTCTGACTCGATCTGCTGTCCAGGCTGTGGCGGCGACGGGCGCTTCCTGAGCGAGTGCTGCAACGGTTCGGGCGGCTGTAGCTGCCGCGGCGAGGTCGTTGATCTCGGCGCCTGCCGGGTCTGCCATGGGAGCGGGCGCGTAGTCGAGGGCGAGTACGATCGCGCCGCGAACCGGAACGTCATCGCGGGGCTCCACTTCCTCGGCTCTGGACCGAGCGGCATGCACGGTTTGTGGCCGAACAGGGGGTACCTCGTATGAGCCCGGCTGACGCGCCGCTGGACGTGGCGAAACGTCCGAAGCGTCCGAAGTGTCCAGAATGCGGGATCCCGTTCTCCGACTGGTTTACTTGGACTGATAACGGCTGGTCCTACTGTTGGCCGTGCTACCGCAAGACGGGCCGAGTGATTATGGAGCCGGGCGCTCTTGTCGAGACGAGGAAGGAGAAGCATGGCTGACGCGCTCGACGTGGCGAAGCTGCGGGAATTGGCGAACGAGGCTTCAGCAAAACCGTGGAGTGATCGTGAACTGAAGCTGGCCCTGGCCGTGGAAGCGCTTGCCGACGAGGTTGAGCGGGTGCGCGCGGAACGCGACGGAATCATTGCGAACGGCGTGACGCTGAGCGTGCCGGAACGGAAGCGCCGGCTGACGCTGGTCGGGATCGAGCACGCCGGCTATCTGCGCGGGCACGCCGCAGCTTTGGCCGCCGCGCGGGCGGCGCTGGAGGAGTGGGCCAAGGCGCGCGAATTTAGCCATGACGACGACCCGTACACAGCGGCGCGCGAGTCCGTCACCGTGTTCGACCGGCTGGCCGAGCGCGGGCCGAAAGGAGGGACGACGTGAGGCTGAAGAAAAAGCCTGAATTGGTTGGAACGGCGGCGCTGCCGATTTACGAGCAGCACGGATTCCTATTTCGGCAGTCGCTTGGATCGGGAGAGTTTGAAGGGCAGCCGTTCCAATTCTCGCTCAACATCAATGGCGACGCTTTCTTTGTCGAGAGCGAGGGCCGTTACTTCTCGGTCAGCACTCGGGAAATCGTTGCTCAAGTCATGCAACAGGTTTTCTTCCCGAACGGCAAGCGCCGCCGGCAGCGCGCGAGGAGGATCAAGTGACCGACGACGAGCGCCTGGCGGAGATCGAACGGCGGGAGAAGGCGGCCACGCCGGGTGAGTGGAAGTTCAAGGTAGAGCCGGGCGGCGGCTGCGATGAAGGGCGGATTGTCTCTGTGCCGCTGCACGGACCGCCACCGAAGCCGGGCTGGCAAGAGACTGGCATAGTGTGCGATTTCGGCAGCAGCGAATCTTATGACCAATGCGCGGGCTCGCCGCCGGAACCTCCGGACTTGGATTTCATTCTCCACGCCCGCGCCGACGTGCCCTGGCTGGTCGCGCGGCTGAAGGCGGCACTGCCTGACTTGGCGAAGGCACACCGGGAGATCTACGCCTGGCAGACTGCGGTCGCCGAGCTCGCCGACAAGGACCCAATGCCGCGGGGCTATCAGATCGTGCGGCACTTGGGGGCGAGGGTTGCCGAGCTGGTTGATGACCCGGCCTTCGACGCCGACGGCGGCGGGGGGCGCGGGTGAGCCGAGTAGGTCCGAGCCTCAAGCCGCCGCGGTGGCTGCCGCACGCTGAAAGGCGAAGCCGCGAACGATTCCCCGGAGTGGATCTTGTGAAGCTCTTCTTCTCGGCACGGAGACCCACGAAGAAAGAACGAGCTTGGATCAAGGGCACCTGCCCTGGATCCGGCAAGTACATGAGCCGCAGCTTTGCCGGCCGGTACTTTCTCGTGGCGCGCGACGCGGTGTTTGTCATGCAACCGCCGGAGACGGTGGTGACGGTCTTAAGACTGCGTGCCGCGGCCGGCGCGGCGAAGGAGGGGAATGGCTGAACGAATCTACGAGTGCGGCTGCGGCCTCAACGACTTGGCCCGCGAGGAGTGGACACACTGCCCGCTCCACGGCGGGCCGTTCGTCTGCAAGAAGGGCAACGAGGGCAAGAGCCGCCAGCCACCATGGACCAACGAGGACTTGCGGCAGATGCTCCGGCGCGAGGTCGCCAGCCGGCGCCAGCTTCAGGCGCTTTGCCTGGAGGCGTCGCAGTGCATGTACGAGCTGGGCTTCAACGCTGGGACGAATGCGGAGGAGCTGCACTCGGTTCTGATCGCGGCGTCCGGGTACCACTCAACCGAGTGGAAGCCGTTCCGCGAGATGCGCAAGCCCGCGCCGCCGGCCGGGGAGGCGCATGCCGAGTAGCCCGCTACACAAGACCCTCGCCGAGCTCGCCGTCTTCGTCGCCCGCGCCGTCAACGAGAACGAGGCCGCCGCTGCGGCGCGTATCGCCGAGCGCTTGCGGAAACGCCTCCGCGGCGGCTACGGGACCCGCACCTGCGCCTACTGCGGGCTCACCTGGCGGCCGAAGTCGGAGAACCCGCGGCGCTGCGGGTGCTGTAACTCGAGGTACTGGCGGGGGCGGGCGGTGCCGCGCGCTGTGGAAGGGCCTACTGTTCCTTCGCCCGCTTGAGCTGCCGCTCGACCGCGGTCAGGAGCTTCAGGAGTTCCGTCGCCCGTGGTGACTTGAGCCCCGCCTCGTCCTTCGGGGCGTAGGGCCTCTCGAAGATCCTGACTTCCCCGGTGCGCCTGAGGGGCTCGGCTTCTCGGCGAAGGTTCTCGGCCAGGGTGCGGAGCTTGTCGACCTCGTCCTGGCTCACCACCCGGACACCCGAGAGTAGCTGGAGCAGGTTCTGGAGGTTCCCGCGGCGCGGGTCGGTGTCGGCGACGATGTCGGAGACCTGGTTCGCGGTCCGCTGGAGCCGGGAGGTCGGGAGGTTCCGGAGGATGAAGAGCGCCAGTGGGTCCGCCTCGAAGCGCTTCTGCCCACTCGGGAGAGTCTTCTCCCTGAAGCCGATGGCCTCCCGGAGGCCGGGGATCTTCCCGAGGATCGGTTCCGCGCGGTCCATGTCGAGGATGTCGCGGCCGGTGAAGAGGTCCTTCCCCAGCGCCGCCTCGGCCGGGGCTCGCCAGACCGGGGCCACCTGCTGCCCGATCCGCTTCAGGATCTCGGCCCCGCCGCCGAGGACGCCACCAGCGCCACCCGTGGGGTCGAACTTAGAGAGCTCCTCGAGCGGAGACCCGAAGCCGGTCAGGAACTGCTCTTCGCCCTGAGGACCAGCCCAGATCGGGATGGCGGCCGTTCGCTTCACCTGCTCGGGGATCGGGCCTTCGGCCCCCGGGCCAGGGACGGTAGCACGGGTGAGGGCGGCCATCTTCCCCGGGTTCTCGAAGTACTCCGTCATGACCTTGGGGATGACCTTCCGGGTCCACGGATAAAAAAGGAAGATACGCTTCGCGAGGATCTTCTCGGCGCCCGTCAGGTCCGAGTAGTCGAAGAGGTTCTTCTTGACCGAGGCCGCCGCCTCGACATCCGAGAGCCCCTCGGCCTTCTTCGCGAGGAAGTGCCAGACCCTGGTGAAGTTCTCGGAGAAGGTGGCGTAGGCGCGCCCGGCCTTCCCGGCCTTCGGGAGCCGCCTTGCGAGGGCCGGGAGCTCCCCCTGGATGAAGCGGGCGCCGCTCCCCCGGAGGATCCCTAGGGCCTCGTAGAAGGCCAGGACCGAGGGGTTTTTGAGCGCCTGGACCGCGAGCCTGAACGCCGGCCCGATCGTCTTCAGCATGGCTCCCGTCGAGGTCCCAAGCCAGGAAAGCATGGTGTCTGACACCACGTTTCGGACGTGGTAGGCCGGGAAGGGCACCGTCAGGGCACCGCGGTAGAGGGCCAGGGTCTTGTCGAGGACCTGGGTAAGGCCCTGGATCGCTTCTGGGGACGTGATCCGATCCGCCATGCCCAGGAGCTCGTCCGCGATCTCGGGCGGGATCCCCTTCCCGGCGAAGCGCGTGGCAACCTCCGGTGTGAGCGCGGCCCGGCTCAGTAGCTCCTCAGCCGGGACCAGACCCTCCCGCATGGGCTCTCCGAACTTCTGGGCGGCGGCCTGGAAGAGCTTCGCCATGGCGACGGCCTTCTCGCCGGAGGCTACCCGGGCGCCGATCTGGACCGCGGGGTCCTCAACGAACCACTTCTTTCCGGCACCCAGCCGTTCCTCGAAGAGCTTGTTGAGGTCCCCAGTGTACTCCTCCAGGAGCTCCGGGAGTCGCCTTTCCTGGAAGCCCTGCTTGGTCGAGTACTTACGCGCGAGGTAGCTCCGGACGGTGCGCTCGTTCTTCGGGTCACTGAGCCAGCGGATGGCATCCTTCGAGAGAACGGTCCGTGGGATGTAGCTCTTCGTCTCAGCACTGAGGGCCTTGACCGGGATCCCTGCGGCCTGCTCGCGGGCGAGCTGCTTCGAGAGGATGTCCTGGGTCTTGAGAGTGAAGGGCGCCGCAGAACCCAGAGTCTCAGCCTCCCGGAAAAGCCTCGAAGCCGCCTCCTCCCTTGTGCCCCCCGCCACGGCCTCGTCGATGTCCTTCCCCAGGCTCTCCGCGATCTCCCGGCCGGCGATCTCACCCTCCCGGACCTCACGGCCCGCGAAACGCTCGGCCAGGGGCTCAAGGGCCTCCGACTTCCCGTAGCGCGGATCGAAGAGCTTCCTGGCCCCGGTTCCGAAGCGCGATCCGGCCAGAGCCTGCCCGCCCCGCGCCAGGGCACCAATGACTGGGGCTCCACGGATGACCGGCTGGCCAGCGACCGAGAGCAGCGCCCTTTGTCCAGCCTCCACCTGTTCGCGAGCCGTTGGGGCGAGAGCCGTGGGTACCCCGAGGCGCTTCGCCTGGCTCTCGGTACGTGCAAGGCGCTCCGTGAGCTCGAGGACTTCATCAGCCAGGCCAGCACGCTTCGCGGCCTCCGTCTCGAGCCTGAGCGCGGCCTCGGCCGCCTCGAGAGCCCCCTTCGACTTCCCGGCCGCGGCTGCCGCCTTACCGCCCTTGGTCAAGGTGCCTATACCAGTTACGTAGGAAAGTGGGTCGGTGGCGACCTCGGTGGCGAAGCCGGCCACGTCGCCCAGGTCGAACCCCGGCCTGTTGGGCTCGAGGAGTCCGATCCGTTCGAGCACTCGGCGGCCGGAGGCTTCCTCCTCCCCGGTGATGGCCTCGCGGATCTTCCGGCCCGGGTAGTCAAGCGTTCGGGCGAGGCGACGGAGAAGGCCGGCTTCCTCGATTTCGCGGGTGAGTTGGTCATCTCTTCTGGTCGGCACTCTTGACTTTCAGGACCGGTGGCCGGTAGAGGTTGAGGATGGTGGTTGAAGAAAGGACCCAAATGAAGGAGCAGAGACCTTGGACCTGGGGAGACAACGTGGCGCTACTGTGCTGCGCGCTGATCCTGATGGCTGGATTCGCTGTCATGACCTGGAACGATCCACACATGGTTGACGCGCGCCACAAGCTGTTCTCGCGGGAGACACGGCCAGACCAGACGCCAGTCTACATCCCGGAAGATCGGCTTCTCCGTGAAGTGCGCGCCACCCGTGCGGCAGCAGAAGAAGCCGCCTGGCGCTCCACGATGGCCGAGTGGGAATCATCGCGCAGGAGAAATCCCTAAACGCTTCAGCGTCTCCGGGCTGATCTCGCCCAGTGGCTTTTGCGGTCCAACGGCTTCCGGCATCCCCTGGTTTTGAAGCTCCAGAATCCGCAGCATGACTTCCTGAAGGGCCTGCTTTTTCTGCCGATCCTGCTCGGCCATTGCCGCCATGGCTGCCGGATTCCCGTAAGGCCCCATGGCCTGAGCAACCGCCGGAGACATCATCTTCTCCTGAGGGTTGATCGCCAGGATGTCGGCCTCGATACCCTTGAAGTCCTCCTCGGTCGGGAACTGCCGGCCCTGACCGCCGAGCGCGATCCGGCGCGCAAGCTCAAGGACAACTTCGTCCTGGTCCTGGATCGGAATCCGTGACATGACCCGGGCGAAGGCATGCGCCAGGTCGTCACGCTTCATCGTCCCCAGGACTTCAGGTCGAAGGTCGTTGTTCCCCGGGAAGGTGGTGTTCTGGAGACGGGAGATACCGATCTGCCTAGGCGTCGTCTTCCCCTGCATGACCGCCTCGAGCTCTTGTGCTTCCTCCTCCGAAGAAAGCAGCCCCGATTCCCGGGCCTTCGTGATCGGCGTGGCGCGGGATTCGATGACCGCTTCTGGAAGCTTGGTCAGCTTCTGCTCGTGGATGATCTTCGCTTGCCTCTCCTCGTGAGGGAACTGCTTTGTCTCCTTGAACTGCCGGTCCTTGGTTGCTTCCGCAACCTCCTCGGCGATGCGGAGCCTGTCGATGTCCTGGCGCCCGGTCTCGATCTCCCGATTCTGTGCCAACTCCGCGCCCTTGTGCTCAAGACCCCCGACGACGCCGTAGATCGACCCCCCGGCCTGAGCCAGGTTCCCGGTGGCGTTCAAGGCGGCGATCAACTGGGCGAAGCGGGCGTCCTTCGAGCGCTTCTTCTCACTCCGGGCGTCGAGCGCCCGCTGGTTCAGGTTGCCGATGATCTGCGCCGACTGCGCTCCGCTGATACTGGGGTACCTGGCCATGGGTCTATCCTAGGATCTTGTTGACTGAACCGAGAACACCGCCGCCGCGCTTCTTACGCTTCTGGACCGGAGGGGCAAAGCTGGCCTCGAGGCCCTGAAGCCCGATCATCTGACCGCCGCGGGGTAGCTGGACAGACTGGGCACCGCTCACCTGTGGGGACTGCCCGAGAATCATGCCGGCCTGGCGAAAGAGGTCCTGGCGGCGGGCCTCGTCCCGGGCCTTGAGGGAGGGCAACAGCTCCTCCGGGAGCCCAGGACGCGAGTAGATCGCAGCCCCCGGGGAGACCCCCGGGAGAGGAGCCGGCCCCTGGCTTCGCATGAGGGCCGATGGCTGGGGCATGACCGCCTGGTTCGGGTTCTGGAGACCCTGGTTCAGGGCCGACGTCCGGGCCGGGAGTCCGTAGACCAGAGCCTCAGCCACCCGGTCGCGGTCGGAGGTCGGCACATCGGCCAGTGGGTTTGAGTAGCGCGAGCGGATCATGTGAGGCCGTAGATCTTCGAGATGATCCCTCCGAGCGAAGAACCACCCTGGAACCCCCCGAGTCCGGCTGCTGGACCGCCGATGATGCTGCCGCCGATGCCACCGATGCCGCCCAGGATGAGGGGGATCAGGTCCATGGTCCTCTGCTTACGGGCCTCCTCCTCCTCCTTCGAGCGCTGCTTCCGCGCCACCGCGGTCGCTTGCGATGCCTGAAGAGTCCTGGGGATGCCGCTCGTCGTCGTCGGGAAAGTGGCTGCCATGGCTACACGTACTGGAGTCCTTTCTTTCGTCCCTGGGGTTCAAGGAGTCCCGAGAGGTCGACCGGCCCGCGCTCGGTCTCAAGGAAGAGGTTCGCGAGCATCTCGTCGAACGCGGCCCGCATGGCGTCCTCGCGGGAGGTGATCCCGGTGAGGTCCCCGAGGGCCGCGCGGTCAGCCTCCTCCTGCTGGAAGTCGAGGTCCGAGAGCTGGCCCGAAAGCTCGATCGCCGCTCGCTGGGGGAGCATGGCTCGGTTGAGGAACCCACCAGATGAGGAGTAGACCCCGCCCTGGGCCTGTTCCTGCTGGAGCTGACGGAGGGCGTCCTGGGTGGCGACCGCTGTCCGGTCCTTCAGGGCCGAGGCTCGCTGGGTCTTGAGGTCGTTCCCCTGGGATACCCGCCGCATGGCGACCTCGCGGGCAAGCTGACTCGAGGGATCCATGCCCACGGCACCCCGGCCCCGAGCAAGCTCCTCGAAGCCACGGGCGCGGTCCTCCTCGGCACGCTGAAGATTCTCGAAGTTGAGCCCAGCCTCGAGGAGCGGGATGTCCTGCCGGCGAAGGGGTTGCCCACCGGCCGGGGCCAGGATGTCGGCTGCGGAGCCGAGGAGCGCTCGCTGGCGGTCAAGCTGCGCCTGCTGGTTCGCCTTCTTCCAGTTGGGAGCCCCCTGGGGGATCGAGGGCCGGGGCTGGAAGACGGGCTGGCGCGAGTAGGGCTGGGGGGCGTAGTTCCCGCCAGGAGCCTGCACCATGGGGAAGCGCCTGAGACGCTGTTCAAGTTCCGGGTTGATAAGTGACATCGTTCTTCTCCAACTTCGCGATCCTCGCTTCGAGGTCGTCGATCTTTTCTAGGGCGCATTGTACCGCACGGATGGCGATCCCGGCCAAGTCCCTGGCCGAGATCGAGGTCGGGTAGCCGACCCGGAAAGCATGCCAGAGGTCCTCGACCGTTGGGCCGATCCGCTTGACCCCCAGCTCCTTTCGGTGCTCGAACTCGAAGACCGGGAGCTGGCGGATCCTGTCCACGATCTCGGCGTTCTCGATCCGGCGGATCGCCACCTTCTTCTCGTAGGTGCAAGGGGCGTCGGTCCACACCCCGGCCGAGGTGAGCTTGGCCCCGAGGTCAGTGGTCACGTAGTCCGCGGACCCGAAGCCGGCGTCCGAGTCCATGCTGAGCATCGACTGCCCATTCGAGTGGATCTCGACCGCCGCCCCATCCCCCTCGCTCTGCCTCACCACCTGACGGCGTGACTCCCGCTGCCCGCGGAAGTAGCGTTCGATGACGGTCAGGTCCCCCTCGGTAAACGAGCCCCCGAGGTTCTTCGTACTCAGGAGCCGGTCCTGGATGATCCTCGCCAGGGCGTCGATCGCCAGTTGCGTGTCCCGGTCCTTGGGACGGTGGATGTTGCCGAAGGGGGAGGTCATCGCTTCGCCGCTTTCCGGTCCTCCATGAGGAGGCGCAACTCGCCCGCGATGTCGCGGAGGAGCTTGTCGAGGATGTCGATCGTGCTCTCGCGGGGGGCGCCCTCGTCGAGGATCTCAAGGCGAATCAGCCGAGCCACACGCTTCAGGTCATGGACGATGTCAAGGAGCCTGGCCTCGCGCCGCTCGTGGTCGTACCTCATGCCGAACCTCCGAGCGCAACATCCTGCTCCCAGCCGCGGATGACGACCGGGGAGGTATTGTTGTTAGCAAACTCGTAGCGGAACTGGCGAGCCGAGGAACTGACACGATTGCGGAAGACCGGGTCCACCATGTCGTACCCAAGCTGGATGTCGGTAGGGAAGTCCGAGTCGAGGAGCATCTTGATGTCGATCAGGGAGTCCTGAAGCTGGGGAACGAAGTCGACCATCAGCTCCCCGAGGATCTTCCAGCGGCTGGGCTCGTCGAGGTCGATCTTCCCGGATCGCCAGAGGAAGTCGATGACGTCGCCGTCGTCGGTGGTCCCCCCGTAGACCCCGGTCTTCCCGTTCCCGTCAGCAAAGCCGAGCGCCACCACGCGCTTCTTCGTCGTCCCGTCCGTCACCAACGCCGGGTAGGCAAGCGGGAAGGCGAAGGTCCAGGGCGACCAGACCGGGAACCCGACCTCCTCCGAGTAGCGGTAGAAGTAGACGAGGATCTTCTGGTTCGACTGCTGGCCCGAGTCCGAGAAGCTCCAGAGGATGGCCCCCAGGTCATAGAGGTGGCAGGAGACACTGAAGCGGTCCCGGGCGAAGTTCCGGTTCACGATCCGTTCGTGGACGGGGCGCGAGATCGGGGTCGCCTGGGAGCCGTCGAAGACGTAGACCTCATCCTCCCCCAGGTAGTAGACAAGATCCCCGACCGCCTCTACCGAGTGGTGGCCTACCGGACCCGAGCCCTCCCAGACCTTCCTGACGTAGATCGTGTCCTCGGAGTTTCCGTCGACCGCCCAGATCGACTTCCTTTTCCCGACGAAGAGGAGTCCGCGGTAAGCGAAGAGGGCGGTGATGGGATCCGAGTCCCCGGTCGAGCCGATGTCGACGAAGCCGACGATCGCGAAGGGCTTTCCGGGGGGGGTGAAGTAGAGGCGGTTCGGGAAGGCCGGGTCCCCGGCCGCAAACATGACGTCCGCCTGGTAGGTCATGAACTTGGGGATGGGGGCAATGCCAATGGGAAGCGGGGCTGTCGAGGTCGAGGAGACATCCGAGTCCTTGACGTTGTCGTTGACGACGAAGGTCCCGGAGCCCGGGGTATGGTTGGCCTCGAGTGAAAAGTACCAGAGGTTCTCCCCGGCCGAGACCTTCCGGCGGTAGACCCTGACCTTGTCGACCCGGGTGTCCGAGGTGCGCTGGATCGTGATGTCGACCGAGGTGTTGAGGGCGTTGATCGCGTTCGGGGAGGAACTGGCGTTCGACTCCTGGCCCCAGGTGCTCGAGTAGTACGTGACCCGGTGCTCGTAGAGCCCGGTGAGGTTCCCTCCGGCGACGCTGGCCGAGAGGAGGTTCGGGACCGTGGGGAGTTCGGCGTTGAAGACCGAGATCCCGTCCGTGACCTTGAAGGTCGAGCCGTCACAGAAGTAGACCCGGTTATTGACCCCGCTGAAGTCCACCGGCTCGCCGACAAGAGAACCGTCCGCCGAGAGTTCGACGGCACTGGCGGAGAGGGCGTTGATCGAGACTGCGAAGAGCTTCCGTCCGACCTTCTCGAGGGTGACCGTGGTGCCGTCGTTCTTGACGTAGTCGAACATCCCGAGGGGGGTGCCCTCGTCGAAGAAGCTCGCGATCTCCTGGAACCCGGCACGCTTCTCGACCGGGCCTTCCCCCAGGACCACGTTCCGGCAGTCCTCGGCGTCGGTGACCGGGTTGAAGGCCGAGTCATAGGCATTGTTGATCCCGCGGAAAGCGGCCTTCCCGCTCTGGCCCTGGGCTGGGAACTTGACAGTCGGCATCAGTCCTCGTCGACGTGGATGTACTGGGCTCCCGCCCGCTGCCTGACCGCCGCCCCCTCCTCCATGCGTTTCATGTCGGCCTGGTACTCACCCTCCCAGGCGGAGAAGTCACGCTGCTCGGAGAGCATGGCGTCCCTGGCGGCCTGAAGAACCATGAAGCGGTGGAACTCGGAGGGGATCTCCGAGATGTCGCCATCGGCCGAGAGGTCGGCGAGCTTCTTTATGTACCAGACCCGGAGCTCGAAGGCCGCGGTGGGGGCGACGACTCCGAGGAAGTTCCCGCGGAGGTAGAAGAGGGTGTCCTGCGGGGTTTCGCGCTTCTCCTCGTGGCGCCTGGCAAAGGTGACGAGTCTCGCCCTGACCGGGTGGTCGCCCTCGTAGACCCGCTCGGCGTGGAGGATGTCCTTCACCTTCGAGGGGAAGTTCCCCATGTCGAACTCGTGGGAGTCCTTGTTGATCTCGACCGAGACGTCCTGGCAGAGGGCAAAGTAGGTCTCGTCCTGGGCGTCAATGAGGTTCTGGGCGACCTCCTGGGCACGGTTCAAGAGAGTGCCCTTCGTGGTCCCTGGCCAGCGCTTCTCGTCCCGGTCGTCGACATAGATCCCGAAGAGGAGCTTCATTTCTGCGAAGGTCATGTTCCTGTGATTCCTCCTCCCGTGAGGTTCGAGGTGCCGGTGATCCCGGATCCGGTGACGTTCGAGGTCCCAGAGATCCCGCTCCCGGTGACGACCGGCTCCGTACAGTCAAGGCCGTCGCCCTCTGAGGGATCGACCGGGGGCTCGGGTTCAGGCTCCGCCTCGTCGGTTGTGAGGCCACTGAAGAGCCAAGCCGAGTGCCGCCAGTCCGTGGCCCCAACAAGGATCGTGTTCGGAGCCGGAGGGACCGTGAGGCAGGGGTGCATGCCCGAGGACCGGAAGCGATTGTTGAAGCTCGGGAGTCCCGGCGGCGGGGTCGGTGGGCCGGTGGGGGTGATCTCCCCCGTGTAAGCGGTCGGGGCGGACTCGTTCGGGACCGGCGAGGCGGTGTCGATGGCCGAGACCCGGTAGCGGTAGATGTGGTCGTTCTGGACCGAGTTGTCGGTATGGTTCGAGGCCACCGGGGAGGCAATCAGGATCTCGGGCTGCCAGACGGCGCCAAGCTTCTCGGCCCGGTAGACCCGGTAGCCGGCGAGGTCGGGTTCGGTGTTGTTGTTCCAGTCAAGGGACACGGTCGCGTCCCCTGGGGTGGCCAGGATCGGACTCGGAGTCGGGGTCGCCGGGGCGGTCAAATCGACAACGCCCACGAAAGCCTCGTGGGAATCGCCGCGACGAATCTTGACCTCGATGCCGTTGAGAGTCCCCCCGAACCAGGTACCGTCGTCGATGGCGGCGAGGGTGGGGTAGACGGTTACCGTATTGGCGGTGGCGTAGAGGAAGGCGACGAAGTTCCTGGTCGTCGAGGAGGTCGGGCCGTTGAACTCGGTCCGGTAGACCCCGATCAGGGAGTCGTCGTAGCCGTAGGTGTTCTCGGGCGGGTAGAGGATGGGAGTCGCGGAATCGCCGACCCCAGCATCGAGGAAGCCCTGGACGATCTGCTTCTCGGGGGTCGACGGCCGGATCATGATCTGTCGGAGCTTCGCGTTCGCGGCCTTCGACCAGGTACAGTCGGTGCCGTCAGAGTTACTCGGGACCGGGGGGACCTGGGTCTGCAGCTGGAAGAGCTGGGACCTCTTTCCGCCCTTCGTGGCGTGGGCATCGACCGTGGTGATGAGATCGTCCCAGATGAGGAGGATGGGGTAGGTGTACCCGGGGATCGTAGTGCCCGTCAGGTTCGTCACCAGGAAGTGGCGCTTGTAGCGGGAGCACTTGGTCGACCAGTAGAACTGGGCCAGGTTGAGGACGTGGTAGACGTAGCTCCCGGAGGCTCCCTGGGTAGGGCCGAAGGCCGTGGGGGTGAAGTTCCAAGCGGCGACTGACTGGAGGTGCGGGAGGTCGTCAGGCTCGGCGTTGACGGGCGGCCCGACATCCTTCGGCCAGCGCTGGCCCCCGTAGTTCGAGTAGCCGTTCGTGCCGGTAGGGGAGGTACGGGTACCGAAGAAGGTATCGGGATCGTTGACCCCGGTCTCGCCATCCTCGTAGGCTTGCTGAAAGCTAAAGCGTCGGTCGACCGCCGTGTCGTCCTCTGCGGCGTTGTAGATCCGGATCGTGTTATGGGCGAGGCCGCGCTTGTAGTAGCTCCAGTGGTGGCCCTGGCGAGAGGGGTTCGTTGGTGCCGAGAGGTCCTTGTAGGTGGTGTCGTCGCCGACATTGTGGTGCCCGGCATCAATCACTAGAGGCTCGAAGTCGCAGGCGATCTGAAAGTGCCCGGCCTCGCGGTGCGAGTGCCCTCCGGTGAAATACTTCGGGTGCGCCCAGCACATGGCCCAGCTCTCGCGGCCCGACTGCTTCCAGCCCGTCCGGACGCAGACATGCCCGGCGTTCACGAACTCGCGGTAGTAGTTCCCGCCGCCGTAGCCAGCGATCGTGGGTTCGGTGGCCGGGACTGCGGGGTTGTAGTAGAGGAGGGCGTGAAGGAGGTACGGACCCCACATCGACTGGTTGGCCTCGTCCCGCATCTCGGTCACCAGCCACTGGCACGCTTGACCGTAGAGCGAGGAGTCCCGGTTCGCGATCTGGAGGAGGTGGACCTGGGTCATGGCCTGGAACTGGTAGCCGCCGTCCCCGGTGGTCACGTCCCCCTGCTGGAAGAAGCTCCAGTCCGCGCGCCAGTGCCAGAGTAGCCAGTGCCCCTGGAGCTTCCACCACGGTTCCGAATCCCACCATGAGGTCGCGAGCCCAGTCTCCATGGCCGGGAACATGCGGACGTAGAAGCCCTCGTTGACGACGTTGTAGCCGAGGGAGCCGCAGCCCTTGTGAGTCCCGCCGTCCGAGTTCCCGAAGTGGCGGAAGACCGCGAAGTAGCTGTCGGCGTCAGTGCCGGCGTAGCGCCAGTCCATGACGTTGTCGATGTCGACGACCGCAGCGTTGTTCCTCGTGAGGTCGTTCGTGACCCCGTCCCCGGTCGTGAAGTCCTCCATGATCCCGATGAGGGAGAACTGGGTGAAGTTCAGGTCCCCGTGCGCCGTCCCCCAGATGAACTCGGTGTCGCTTCCGTCGATCCCCTGCCAGTCGACCCCGACGTTCGGGTTGTCCTTGATGAGGTTATAGCAGGTGGTCCGGATCGTGTGGCGGTTTGCGGTCGAGAAGTGGGTGTAGAGGAGCGTGTATCCCGTCGCCATCGACTGGATCGCAGTCCGGATGAAGCCCTTCGAGGTCGAGGTCGTGTAGGTGAAGTTCGCGAGGTCCATGACCCCGGCCATGGCGTGCGTGCGGTAGGCGGTATTCCCATCGAGCAGATAGACGAGACAGATATTCGCCATCTCCTCGACGTCACGGTTCCGGTAGTAGGTCGTCGGGCGCGTGAGGACGAAGTCCGCCCGGCCCTTCATGGTGGCGTAGTCGGCCGACCAGGAGGGGTTCGTCTTCCGGGAGTTGATGGTGGCGAAGGAGAGCGAGTGGTCGGAAGCGTTCGAGGAAGCCGTACAGGTTGCTCCCGAGGTTCCACCCGTCAGCGTGAGGCCAGAGGTTGCCGGCGACCCGCTCTCGGGCTCGTAAAGCAGGGGAGACGTCCCGTTCGCGGTGTTTGAGACTACCTTCCCCGATCCCCCCGACCACGAGACGGTCTCCCCATGTTGAAACGGTCCATTCGTGATGGCCCCGATCGACACCTGCTGGCGATTAGAGATCCAGAGCCGTGGGTGCTTCCCCGAGACCGGCTTCTTCCAGGGGAGGAATGAACTGGGGTTGACGCTACTCGGCATGTCACGGCCCGGCGACGAGCTTGTCCCGGGTGAAGGAGGTGTTGGCGACTTCCGAGAGCGTGGCCTTACAGATGACGCTGCCAGCGTCGTTGTGGATCGAGAGCAGACTCGGAGTGTCGATGAGCTTGTTTCGCATGGCCATGTAGAGGAGCATGATCGCCTGGGCGACGGTCGGGGTAGCCGGTGGCTGGGCCTGGGCAAGCTCTGCGAGCGTGTCGTCAAGGAGCCCAGCCGAGAGCTCGTCGACCGCAGAAGAAGCAATGGCCGTTGCCGTGAAGACGTCCGTCGCCATGGCCCCCACCGAGGCGTCGATCCGCCCCGAGACCAGGGCCGCCGGCAGCCTTGCCAGGATGTTCGTGAGATCGGTGCCGATGGTCGTCAGGGAATAGCAGGTCGTGTAGATGAAGCTGTTCGCCACCTTGGCGGTCACCACCACCCAGTCGGCTCCCGAGGCGAAGGCCGCGTCGGGAATGTCGAAGCGGTAGACCCCGGGCTTGTTGGTCGAGTCCGCCTCCCGCCACCCACCGTCCGCGTGCGCGGCATCGATCGCTGCCAAGCTCGCCATGGTGATCGTGGTGATGGTGCTCCCCTGGCGCCAGTAGCTCCCGGTCACGGCACTATGGGCAACCCCCGTGGTCTCGACGTTATTCGCGACGTTACGGAGGAGGACCGGGATCGAGACGTCGGTCGAACCCGCGCGGACCGAAAGAGAGATCAGCTTGTCGGCCATGTCAGTTCATGCTCGTGAAGGCGCCAAAACCAAGTTCCTCGGGCTTTATCAAGAGCGCCTGGGCACTGGCACTCAGGACGTTCGCGACCGATCGTCCGGCAGGATAAAGGAAGGCGAAAGGCTTCTTCGACCAGCGGAGGACCTGGTCGGCGCTCCAGGCGCCCCGCATACAGGAAACCAGCGCCAGGTTTCCGCCGAAGAAGCGATCGGAGGAGGTCCCACCTCCAGAAAGGAAGTTTGACCCGATCCTGACTTCCTCCGCCGGGTTGAAGCCTCCAGTGCCGTTTGCGGGGTTGGCGCCGGTAGTCCGGCTGCCATCGATATAGATGTCGAGCTTCCGGGTCGTGTCGAGGGTCATGGCGTAGGTGTGCCAGAGACCATCGTCGACGACGACATTCGAGGCCGGGGAGTTTGAGGAGCCGGCACCCGTCAATCGGATGTTGGTGGTGATCTCGCCGGGGTCCGAGGCGTTCGAGCCCTCGCGGACGTAGATATTGAGGGAGTCGCTTCCTCCCACCGTTCCCTGACTCCAGATGTACTTGAACTGAGACCCCGTGTTTGACGGCAGCTGGAGAACGATGAGGATCGTGAACTCCGGGGTCACCGTCGCCTGGTCCGCTTCGTACTCGAAGAGGTCCACTGCCATCCGATCATCGATCTCATCGAAGAGAAGCGTCCGCCCGTAGCGCCCGGTGGTCCAGGCCGGGGTGGAAGTCGCTCCCGACCCGAAGGCATGGCGCGAGTAGCCCGAGACATCGCGGAAGCGATCCGAAGCTCCCTCCCAGAAGGGGAGAACGAGATGCGGCCGTCGCCTCCAGGCCCAGCGCCAGTCAGGGTCCACGCGCGAGACCGCCACCGGCCAGAAGCGCGGCTTGCGCTCGAGGATGTGGAAGACCGGGACCTCGATGAAGAAGTCGGTGACCGGAGGAGGGGGGCCACTTTCGCCGAAGAAGATGAGGAGACTCATATCCCTACCCCCATGAGAGCGAGCGTCCCCTTCTTCGGAGGCCCGGTAGGTGCGCCGCCGGCGGCGGGGATATAGATCCGCCGCCCGCCCATACTCCACGGGATCGGCGGCCCGTCCTCGGTCGCCCAGGTGCCAGCGACGGTCAGCGTCCGGCCCTGGCCCGAGTAGTCAACCTCGTCATCCGCCGTCGAGAGGAGCGGATACCAAGCGTTCAAGTTGGCGAGGCGCTTCGGTAGATACTGCCGCATCTCCTGCACGATCTCGGCGGCCGTGAGGACCGCGTTGTACTCCTTGACTGCCGCGGCGCAGCCGTTGAGTGAGTCGAAGGCGTCGGTCACTCGGCAGCCGATGCCCACCCCGGCGGTCGCATCATTAGAGCCGCCGCCGTGAGTAGTGTCCTGCACCCCGTTCAGGTACACGATCAGGTCGCTCGCGCCCGTTCCCTGGCGCACCAGGGCCACGTGGTACCAGGTCCCGACCGTCAGCGAAGAGCCGTTGGGACCATCCGCCGAGGGGTTGTAGCTGATGAGCGTCGTGCCGGTGCCATTAGTGCCGACGTACCAGTGCCCATCGAGCCCGTTGTCCGCCTCGACCGACAAAAAACAGGAGTAGTCGTTGGTATCGACGCTAATCTTGAACCACCCCATCACCGTGTACGTGTTGCCGGTGAGGTTCGTCGTTCGCCTGAGCGTGTCCCCGGATACGTCCTTGCGGACCGCCATGATCTCGCCTCAGGTGTCCGAGTAGCTGATCGTCACCAGGACAACGATGCAGTCGCCGGCCATGGTGTCCGAGGCGTTGTTGGCGTCGCGGTTGAGCCGCAGCCAAACCATGTCGTTGGCCGCCAGCGAATCGAGATTCGATACCGTGATGGTCGCCTGGTGGAGCCGCTGGCCAGTGGTGCCGAGGTGGGTATCGGTCACGCTGTTCGCGGTCGCGAGGCCGTCCGTCTCCACGTCCTGGGTGTCCGTGTTCGGCGTGATGGCCGCGATCTGACAATCGAAGATCACGTCGTTCGTGGAGGCCGTGTCGGCGTACCAGTAGATGTCAACGGTGAGGTTCCCGGAGCCATAGTTCGCGGCCTTGAATTTCCAGAACGCGGCCTCGTCGGCGGCGGCGTCGAAGGCGAGGCCCGAGACCGGGAAGTTGGTGCCGTTCGTCTTCACGTAGGCAGGGAAGGCGGAGGCCAGGTACTGCGCTTCTTCGGGGCTGAGTGGTACGGTGACGGTAGCCATTACGCTATCTCGAACCTCCTACGCACGACCCAGACAAGGAGCCGCGCCTTCTGCTTGGCGGTCAGGGCGCTACGCGCCGGCTGCGGGATGGCGGTGTTGAAGCTCGTGGCATTGTCGTCGGCCCACTGATCGGCGGCGTTCACCGCCGCCCGCAGATCCGCCTTCGAGATTGGGATGTTCTCGAGGTTGTCCCTGGCCGAGCGCATGAAATCAGCCCATACGTCGAAGCGATCCTGATCGGATAGAACAGCCATCAGCTCTCCACGGTGTAGTAAGAAACGGTGACATCCAGGCTTCCACTGGTCGGGGCGCCACTCGTAATTCTCAGATCTTCGTTGTCAGCACCGACCCCGACGATGCCGCTTCCGTCCCCGGTGTTGAACCCACCGCCAGCCGGGATCCCTGGGTGAGCCGCCACGACTCCGGTCGTGGTCGGGGTGTTCGCCGTCCCAAAGCCGATCACCACCGAGACGTTGACCGAGGTGGCGTTGTGAAGGGTGACGAGGACCCGGGTGACTACGATCTTGAGACCCGCCCCGACGGTGACGATCGCCGTATCGGTCTGGGATGCGGTGTAGTTGGCCCGGACCGTGACTACGTTCGGATGTCCGCCGATGACCCAGGGGACTCCTGCGCGGTTCGCGTACCAGTCCGTCCGGTCATTAGCCGCCACCGCGGTCGGGTTTGTCCCGTGAGCGATGGCCTTGTGGCCGACCTTGACCGGGTTCCCGGCATCGGCCGCATCGTGAGCGACGTTGCCGCCAGCGGGCAGCACCGACTGGTCAGAAGCAACCGCCACCGAGATCGAGTTCGCCATCGTCTGCTGGCCTTCGTTCGGCAAGCTAACGATGTCGACATCGCCGATATTGTTGGTGCCAGTCGGAATCGCATTGATCGAGACTGTCCCATCCACCGTCAAGGACCCACCGCCATCGGCAACGTTCACGGCCCCGCTGGTCGTCGTCCAGATCCTGGTAGCGTCCCCATCCGCAGAGACCGCGGTGGGGGTGGCAGCCGATCCGTAACCTCCGATCAGAACCGGGTTCCCGGCCACAGCGGCATCGTGCGCCGCATCGCCGACCACTTCGTTGGTGTTGGTCCCCGCCGCGAGAGTGACGTTCGGGAGGGTAAGGACATCGACGTCGCCGATGTTGTTGGTCCCCGCTGGCAGGGCCGGCAGGGTCAGGACATCCACGTCCCCGATATTGTTCGTACCGGCTGGGATCGCCGCGTCGATGGTCGTCGAGGTGTAGAGCCTCCCCGAGGCGTTGACGTTGAGGGTGGAGTTGTCCCCGTCAGCCCCCGATCCCACGGCGGCCGTGTCGCGCCTGACTGCCAGGGCCAGGACCCCCACATCGCCAGAGGCATGCGGGTCATCCTCCGCTTTCCCGAGCGCCGTGGCCCCAGTCCCGGGGACCACCGAAAGCACATCCACATCACCGATGTTGTTCGTACCCGCAGGGATCGCAGGCAAAGTCAGGACGTCGACATCCCCGATGTTGTTGGTGCCCGCCGGAATGGCTGGCAAGCTGAGTACGTCAACGTCACCGATGTTGTTCGTCCCAGCAGGAAGGGCCGCGTCTACCGTGGTCGAGGTGTAGAGCCGGCCAACCGAGTTGACGTTAAGTGTCGCCCGATCGCCATCGGCATCGACCCCAGACGCCGCGGTATCGCGCCTGACGGCCCCGGCCAGGGTCAGCTTGTCGGCCGTGACATGGGCAGTGTCCTCGTCGTATTGGGTCCCACCCCCGACCGCGAGCTCCGCCCCGGCAGCGTCCCTCAAGTTGACGTGGAGGGCACGGTTCTGGGTGGCACGGATGGCGCCCGTCTGGTGCTCAGTCAGGGTGCTCGGGGAGGTGTCGTCCCGGTAGCCCTGGATCGGGGTTCCCGAGGTGGTCCCGGCCGTGAAGGTGGCCTGGTCAGTCTGAGCGGTTCCACCAGAACCAGCCCCCGCCTTGATGTTGACCTTCAGGTTCCCCAGGGCGTCGAAGATCGGCGCGTGGTAGTCGCCATCGGTGTCGACCGGGGAAGTGTCCGCATCCCGCCTCACCCCCAGCGCCAGGACCCCGACATCGCCCGTGGTATGAGCCGCGTCCTCGGCCTTCCCGAGAGCCGTGGCGCCGGTCCCGGGGACGACCGAGAGGACGTCGACATCGCCAATATTGTTTGTACCCGCCGGCAAAGCCGGAAGCGTCAAGACATCAACGTCGCCGATATTATTCGTGCCAGCAGGTAGCGCCGGGAGGGTCAGGACATCGACATCGCCGATGTTGTTCGAGCCCGAGGGAATGGTCCCCGTGAGGACCACAGCCGCGCAGCCGATCGACCCCACGATCGAGACCACGATGGTCCCGGAGGTGAAAGCCGAACACCGGACCCGGAACTGGAGTTGCCCGGCAACCCCAAAGTTCCAGTTGTCGTTCGTGGTAGCAGAGGTAACGACCCCACCCCCGGCCGTGCCACGGCCGCCAACCGCGTACCAGTTGGTGCCATCCGTGGTTCCCTCAAACTGGACGGTCGCCACCCAGGTCCCCGTGAGCTGAACCGACGCGGTCCCGAGGCCCCTGGCATCGAGGGTCGCAGCCTGGCCGGACGCGGTCAGCGATCCGGAGGCCGATCGGTTCTCGGGCGTCACCGCCCGCGTGACATCGACATCAAGCCCGTTCGTAGAATCGCCCGAGATCGCGGCCGAGGAGTCAGAGGTACCATCTACCAGCTTCACCTTCTGGAAGTGGTTGCCGCCGACATCGTCCGTGGCGATGACCGCTCCGGTCCCGGGAGTCCAATTGAGATTGTCAGCCATCAGGAACTCTTCAGGCGATAGTAGAAGAACTTGAGGATCGAGCCCGAGGCCGGAAACGCCTGCGAGGTGAGGTTCACGATGAAAGGCTTGAAGTCCCGGGGTGGGAGCCAGATTTCCGGGATGACAAGCCGCTGCGCGGCCGTCGTGTTGGCAACGAAGAAGCTCCCGACGTAGCCGTTCTTCGGAGGCCGTTCAGTTCCGCCGGTCGTCGAGTCCTCATAGTTGGTGCCATCTACCGTCCTGACCAGGTAGAGGTCGATCATGCCGTCAGCCGTGGGCGCGGAGACGAAATCGACGGTGAGTTCCGCGTCCGCGTAGAGGTCGCCGAGGTCGTTGTCCTGGGCCGTCGTGGCGATGGCGGCGGACCCCGAAGCCAGGGCATCGAGCTCGGTCGTCATGACGCTTGCCGGGTTCGACCTGGTGGAAGCTTCAAAGAGAGTCGAGGCCATGGGCTACTTCTTGGGCTTGGGCCTTTTCTTTCCACCGCAGGGCATGGTGAGTCCTTTCAGTTCGAAGCCTGGATCGTGATAACCACCTTCACGTTCGTGGGTGCGAGCGGACCCGTGGAGGTCAAGGTGAAGGGCTCACTCATCGCCCAGGCAGAGGTGTTATTGACCGCATCCCTCGCCTGAACTGCGACCTTGTAGACCCCGGCCGGCTGCCCGGTGAAGAGCACCGTGGCACTGACCGAGTTCGCCCCGACGACGAGCGGCGCCGTGATGGTCTTGATGGCGATGACCCCCGAGGGGTTCACGACCACCGGTGGGAAGAGCGCGATCACGGCGTCCTTCAGGGCGGCGCCACCGACAGGGGATTCCGCCTGGTCGAAGGTGATCGAGGATGAGACCCCGACCGGGGGCGGTGGCGTCTGGGCATCGGCCTCGAGGCTGATCGCGACGCATGCCCAAGCAGCGATGTTGAGGGCCGTGAGGATCTTGAGGACACGGTTCACTTGAGTGGCTCCGTGGTAATGGCCCGGAGGATCGCCATGATGAGGGCCGCACCGACGACGGCTCCGTTCAGGATCTTGGGATCAGTCACTACCTCGGTCAGGTAGTTCGCACTGGCCGCGAGCCCCATGAGGATCGCGACAATGATGGTCCGGCTCGAGGAGATCGGTTTACCGTTCATGTGGGGTTCGGGGGGTTGGGGGCCGGGGTTGGCTTCGGCTGCCCGAGCTTGAGCTTGGCAATGACGCCAGTCAGGACCGCACCGCCACCGACCACTGCGGCGGCGATGAGGTCACCGATCGAGGTGGCGTCCTTGGCCTTCTCGACGAAGGCGACTCGGCCTGACTCAAGCGGCGACGGGCCTCCGTCTTCCTGTGGATCGGTCAAGAGCTTGCAGCCAGCCAGCGCTCCGAGGAGCATGGCAGCACAGAGTAGCTTCTTCATCATTCACTCCTTGGGGACATTGAGGGTTCGGTTGAGTTCCTGGAAGCGGCGCCAGAATTCTCTTCGGGTGCTATCAGGCTTGAAGCCGCGGGCTTCGAGTCGCCGATCGATGTGGGCATTAAGACCCGCAGCAATCTCGGGATCATCGAACCCATCAGGACCAAAATGAGACTTACGCCTAAGTTCAGAGCGAGTTTCTTCAATGAGCCGCGCGTGGTTAACCATCCCATGCTTCTTGATCTCTTCGAGATCCCACTGCATCCGGTAGTAGAGACCGACTCCGATACAGATGGCAGCCGCGATAGGCTTGACCCACTCGCGGAGAATGTAGACGGCCTTGGTTGCATTCACTTCCTCGTCATGGTCTTTCGGCATCGTTTCCTCATGCGAAGACCTGCCTCCCCTTGACCAGATCCCGCACCAGATCCTTCTCACACTGATCGACCACGTCCTGGTACTCGCGTTCCTTCTGGCGCTCGAAGCGGGCCTCCGACTCCTCGAAGCTCCGGATCCAGTTACGGTTCGCCTGCTGGGGGTCGACTGACCCGCCTTCGGTCTTGTCGTGGGCACGTAGCCAGTCGAGGACCCAGAGGCCGAGGGGCCGGTACTCGCCACGGGGACCCATGACCTCGTACTCCTTGACGAGGTGATCCTGGGCCGGCACTACGCCACGGCGGAAGACGCGGTAGAGGACCCAGCGTTCCATGCGGCGGTGCCAGTGGGGTTCGAGGTCGGGGTCGTAGCGACGGAGCGATTTCAAAAAAAAGGGCGGCGCCGCCCTTGGCGAGGAAGCTTCCCTTGCTAGCTGCCATCGCCGCGCGTAGGTTGGCGCCGTCCGCCGTTCTTTCACTCGGGGGAACTCGATCATGCGCTCGCGTTGTCGAGGCGTTCGATCCAAACGTTCAGGGTGAGCTCCGCTGTCGAGCCGGTGTCAGCCGCAGCGGATGACTTCTTGATGAGGAGCGCTGTCCCGGCCGGCACCTCAGCCGAGGAGGCCAGCGTGTGGCTGACAATCACCCCCGCCGCCTGGGAATCGGCGACCGCGTAGTTGACGTAGAGGGTCGGGGTCGCGATGGTCCCCACCGTGACGTTCTGCGTGTTGGTGGCGCCGTTCGCGGTGTTGAAGATGGTCTCGGCACGGATGACCCGCGTGGCATTCGCCATGTCGAGGTAAGCGAAGGACTGGTTATCCGCCGTCACTAGCTTGATGACATGGGAGATACAACGGTAGCGGGCGTCAGCGTGAAGGTTCCTGTTCTTGATCGACATAGTGACTCCCCCCTTTCGGGGATACTGGGTTGAGGTAGGGCTGGGGGAGGAATGAGGGATCTCACCCCTCCCCCAGGGCTTTTTGGTGGGCTATTCCGTGATCGTGTGAAGGACCGCACACTTGCGAGAGTTGTCGATCCCCAGCTGCGAGTAAGAGAAGTAGGTGGCGATGGCCGAGTCCTTGTTGGTCGCCGTCCGGCAGAGGACCGCGCCGTCATCGTCGTACCACTGCCAGTCCTCGTTGATGTGAAACTCGAAGGCCGACATCGAGAGGAAGTAGATCCGGCCCAGGGTCTGAGGCGTCTGGGTGAGCGAGGCATCCTTCTCGACCACCATGGGAACGCCGTTATAGTCGAGGGCCTTGAAGCCGCCGTCGAGCGAGAGCTCGTTGACGAAGCGCTTGTCAGCGGTCACGAGGCCCAGGTACTTCCGGCGGATGGCGTGGTTCGTGAGGATCAACCCGGGGACGGTGTCGGTCTCGATGTCCGTCTGGTCGAACGCCTGCTGCATGCCGTCGAGGGTGAGGGCGCCGGCCATGTTGATCATCGGCGTCTGCCACCAGAGGTTCCCGGTGCGGTTGATGCCGCCGACATAGCTCTGGGAATCGGAGGCACCGTCGAGACCGTTCGTGGTCCCGGGGTTGGCGTTATTGCAAAGCGCCTCGAGGCCCCAGGATTCGACCGCCGACTTCCAGGTCGTGGAGGAGGTGCGGTTCCTGGTGCCGGTCCGGATGACGACGTCGTTCGTGTCGGTCGTGATGACGGCCGGGAGGACCGCGGTGTCGGCGTCGGTGATCGAGGAGATGGTGACCGCCGAGCCGTTTGTGATGTTCGCCCCATCCGAGCCGTTACAGATGTCGACCACCATGCCGGCCTGGAGGTACTTTGTGGACTCGACCTCGAGGTTCGCCGAGGCGGTGGTGGTCTTACAGCGGGTCAGTACCGAGGTGCCGTCGTGCCAGAACTGACGGTTCTGGTCCTGGGCGACATCCTTCTGGAGGCCGTCCATCTCGCTCTTGATCCCACGGACGAAGCTCCCGACATTCGACTTCGTGGCCGAGCGCGCGGGTCCCGTGACCTTGATCTGGCCGTAGTGGTACTTGACCTTGTAGATCGCGTTGTCGTACTGCTGGTTCCCGGCCCCAGGGATCTGGTTGTAGACCCCATCCAGGCCAGCGTCTTCCTGACGCGAACCGACACCGACGTTGCGCCCGATGTGAAGCGGGATGACGGCGTACTTTCCACCCTCGAAGTTCTTTCGGTTCTTCTTGACCTTCGAGAGGAAGTAGGTGCGGGTGTTGAGTTGCTCCCTGACGGGTCCTTCGTAGACTTCCTTCAGGATCTTCGTGACAGCTGTGTTTGCGGTATCAAAGGCCATGACGACTCATGGCCCGATACAAGGGATACGGGCGCTCTCCTTTCCTTCTGGGTTACTGAGGCTGCATGGCGGCGATCAGCATCGCTTCCGCCACTTCTTCCGATCGTCCGCTCAAGAGATCCTTCTTCGTCAGAGGCTTGGCCGGAATCGCAGCCGCGCCGCCGCGACCCTCGACCAGGTTCTTTCCCGATTCGATCTTCGACTTCACGTAGTCCTGCTGCTGGCTCTTCAAGATCCCCTCGAAGACCGACAGCGTTTCCTTGGCCGCCTCCTCGGGGGTCATGTTCCCGTTTGTGTACTGGAGCCCGGTCGACATGAGCTGGAGCATCTGCTGGGCTCTCGGGTGCGAAGACAGCTTCTTATAGGTCTCGGAGGCTTCGAGGGCGCTCCTGGTGGAGGCGAACTGGCTCTCGACCCGCTGGCGCTCGGCTGCCTGGAGCCGTGCCGTCTCCTGGTCCTGCTCCCGCTTCTCGATCGCCGCGAGGCGCTCCTCGAGGAGCTTGACCGGGTCCTTTGGACCCTCCGGCTGGACGGGTGTCTGCGGGGGCGGGGCCTGGGCTTGTTCGGCCTCCTGTGCCCTCAGGCTCTGGAGGTACTTGATCCCCAGGATCTTGAAGGCGTTCGACTCGTCCTTCGTGATCTTGACCCGCTGGCCATCGAAGTCGAACTCGTCGAACTCGACAGCCGGTGCCGTCTGGGCCGGGGCGGGAGTCATGGGTTCGGCTGGAGGCGTCTCGGCCGGCGTGGTCTCCGGGGCCGGGGCCGCGGGCTCCTGGGCCTGGATCTCCCCCTCCGGGAACATCTTCTCGACCATGGCATCCGCCGCCTCGTGGGCAGCCGAGAGGCCGGGCATCCTGGGCTCAGGGGCCGTCGCTACCGCGCCGCCACCGCCCGCATCTTGCGTTACCTGTTCCATTGAAACTCCTTTCAGGCTTGCATCGTGAGTTCAGGGGCGGGGACGTCGGGCGTCGGCTGGCCGCCAGGCTCCTCCATCGGCTCCTCTTCGCCCTGCGGCATGTCCATGACCACCCCCTGGGCCGCAAGCTGGATGTCCGTGAGCTCCTGGGCTCGCATCTCGAAGAGCTGGGCGATCTCCGGAGTCTCGTTCTCGCGGTAGTAGGGGGTCTTCTGGAAGTTCCGGAGGGCCTCGAGGTGGATAGCAGGGTCATCCGAAGGGTGCACCGGCTGGGGGATCCCCTGCATCATGAGGAGGTTCGCCTCCTCGGCGTTCTGGGTGTCGGCTTGGCCTTCGGAGAGGAAGGGTTCCTCGCTCCCCAGCTTCAGCATCTGGATGATCTTCTTCCGGTCGGTGACCGGGTGGAGGACCTGGGCGTTTATGAGCTCGATCATCCACTGCTTCCGCTGCATGGGAGAGGACGGGATCTGGGAGCCCATCGAGGTGTCGACGTCGAAGTAGTTGACCCCAGGCATCCCGGCGTTCTTCCCGACGAGGAGGGACCCCGTGAAGACCATGGTCTCAACCTTCCCGCCCTTCCCGGTGACCTTCATCACCCGGTCCTCGGTCATGTTCTTGTGAGCGAGGTTCAAGAGCCAGTTCCCGATCTTCGAGAGCTGGACCCCGGCGAGCATGAAGGTCGGGGCGTAGGTCTGCTCGTCCTGTTCCTGGAGGAGTGCGATGGCGCTGGCCGCCCGGACCCCGCCAGGGGCCCTAGCCTGGGTCACCTCATGGACCGACATCGTGTCCTCGATGTCCTTGAGTGCCCACTCCCCGCGCTTCATGTTGTACTCGGGCATGGAGGGCGGCGAGAGATAGGCCGGCGGGGTGACGCCGTTGAAGCCGATCTTCTCCCCGACCGAGGTCGTGAAGGCAGCGTCCGAGACCTGGGCCGAGTTCGGGAGGAGAAGCTTCGGGTTCGCCATCTTGTTCCCGTTCTCGATCAGCTGGTTCCGCCAGCGGTTGTACTCCGCCTGAATCGGGATCGAGTGCTCGAGGGGACAGCTCCCCCAGAAGCGACCGGGGATCTGGATGTCGAAGAGGTGGACGTAGGGGATGCGGAGGAAGGGGTTCGGGAGGTCGCGCGAGTCCCGGGGCGTGAGCGCCTTCCCGCCCGCAATGAAGCAGTGGTAGCCCTTGGGGAACTTCTTCGTGGGGTTCACCCAGAGCTCGTGCCCCATGACCACGTCATCCTCGTTCGACTCCTGCATGAACCCGGCGTAGGGACCGGCAAGCTGCTTGATTCGCTTGAGGTAGAAGTTCGTGAGTGCCGAGTCCTCGCTGTCGGGCGTGATCCTCACCCCGTAGCGGTCCTCGAGGTAATCCGGGTGGAACATCTGGGTGTCGATGAGCCAGGCCGCGTCCTCGAGACTGGTGGCGACCGGGTCGACATCGACGGAGAATGGCGGCCGGACCCTGACGTCGAGGTCTCCGAGGTTGAGGGAGCCCCCGACCTTCTTCATGAAGGGGCCGTACTCGCCGACGAAGGGCTCCAGTTCCTCGGGGGAGAAGCCCAGTTCCGCCCCGGCGTGGGGATCCCAGGCAGCCCTGAGGAAGACGTTCCCGGTGGTGCCGAGCCAGGTGAAGGCGTCGACCATCTTCCGGTCCATGCCGAGCCACTTCCAGTAGTACTCGAGGAGCTTCTTCCCGACGAGGGCTCTCGCCTGGTCGTCCATGTCCCCGGTGGCCGGGGTAACGCTCCAGATCGGGCGTTCCTTGAGGGCCTTCGAGACAAACTTCCGCACCGCCGGCATGAGGCGGTTGAAGACGACCCGGGAGCGCCCGGGAATCGAAGGCGGGGTGATGAGGTTCCCGGTCTGGTTGTCGAAGACGTGGTACTGGTAGCCCATGTACTGGGCGATGTTGACGAACCACTGGCGCTCGAGTGACTGCCGGGTGCGGTCGCGGTCGCTCCAGCGCTCCTCGACGAAGCCGATGACCTGGCGTTCGTCCTTCCAGTCGATACGGTTGCTCGTCCCGTTCTTCGACCCGGGGTTCGCGAGGCGGTCTGGTCCGAGGGAGGGCACTAGTAGACCCCTTGGCCTCCGAAGTACCTGGCTTGCTCAAGCTCGTGGGCCTTCACTTCAAGCTCGAGGCGACTCTTCCGGTCCTGAGGACTCTCCGGCGGGTCGCGGTCCTTCGCTTCCATCTGCCAGTAGGTGGTGATGTCCTTCGCCGTCAGGCGGTTTTCGAGGCTCCGGATCAGCTTCAGGTACTCCTTCTCCCGGGCCTGGTCGCGATCCATGACCTCGAGCCAGTTCTTCCGTGAAAGCCACGCCTGGTAGCCGAGGACGCCGGCAAGGAGCGTGAGAACAGCGGAAAGGACGTAGACTTCGGGCATCACTTGCTCGCCAGTTCATCGAGGGCCGCGGAAATCTGCTCCTGAGCCTGCTTCAAGACTTCCTCGAGGGCCGCCTTCGAGTGGCTCCGGAAGGTCACCAGGTAGGAAGGCTCCCCGGATCCGACGCACGCTTGCCCGGTGACCTCAAGATCTGTCTTCGGGACCTGGATCTCGGCTTGCCATTCGGTCTTGACCATGGATCAATACTCCGTTCCGAGCCCGCCGATATGCGGCGTAGGCTCCGTGAGGTTCCGATCCTTCATGTAGCGCTTCATCAGGTGGCGGTAGCGACGAGACTCAATGCCGTCCGTCATCTTCACGTCCTCGATCTGGAGTTCCTGCTCGCGGATGAAGCCCTCGAGGCGATCGTGGGGCACGTAGCGCATGCCGGTGGCGCAGAGATAGCGAAGCGTGTCGGCAGCATGGTCGTTCTGCTTGTGGGGGATCTCGCGCTTCCGGGGAGCGTTCGGGTTCTTCGACTTGATCCAGCGCAGTTTCCGGAGTTCATCGATCAGGTTCTTACAGGTGACGAAAATCTGGAGCTGCGGGCGACCTGAGAGACCCTTCAGCATGGTGCCCTTGACGCGCTGGATCCCAGCCTCGAGCTGGTTATCCGCGAAGGAGCAGAAAAGCCCGTAGCCGGCGAAGAGATCGCAGACACCGGAGCCGCCGGCCGAGGTGCGGGACCGCGAAGAGGGGTCGATGTAGCGGGCCTGGATCCTCTCCGAGCGGGGAGTCACAAACCACTTCTCGACCTCGCGGTTCTCGATTCGCTGATCGTCGACAACCACGGGCTCAATGACGACCCGCTTCTCCTGGCCCTCGGCGCGGGCAACCAAGTCCGCCACTTCCTTCCACTTGCTTGAGTGCTCGTAGAGCTCGCGATAGACGTAGAAGGTCTCGTCGGGGCTCACCGCGCACCAGAGAGCCGCGAAGGTTTTCACGCCTGGGTCAATCGCGCAGTAGCGGGTCCAAGAGTCCGGGATCGCGAAGGGCTGGACCATGTGCTCGCGGGAGAACTCGGTGTAGACGAGGCCCTCGCCGCGGCGGGACTTCCCGTGAAGCGTGACCTCGACCTCCTCCTTCGAGAGCTGGGTCTCGATCTCCTTGACGACCGAAGCCTGTACGTGGCCGCAGTCGCGGGCGCGATAGGTCGAGAACCTGAAGAGCTCGCACTCCGGGTCCCCAGTCTCGGCCCGGTCCTCGAGATCCATGCACCAGGGCTCTGAGCGGATCAGGGTAGCACCGACCACCACCCGGCCGCCGTAGGCGAGGCGGCGCCGGAGGAGTTCCTCGTAGAGGATCTGGTCGACCTCCTCGTCGATGACCGCGAGGTGAATGGCCGCCGCCTGGAGTTTCCGCCTCGCTTCCTCGAATCCCTGGCCCGAGATGAAGTCGATCTGCCCGCCCTTCTTCATGAGGACGTACTGTGGGATCGCGGTATTCGTGATGTTCGGTCCGCGCCTCTCGATCTCCCAGGAGGGGATGATGTCCTCCAAGTGGCGCCAGACACCTTCCTGGATCGTCCGGTAGGAGGCACTGACGAGGTAGATCCTCGGGGCCGCCGGGGTCTCCTGGTAGGGGTGGTCCTCGCAGAGCCACCAGGCGATCTCCTGGGCGATGCTGCGCGACTTCCCGGACTGGCTCCCCCCGAAGACGAGCCGCGTCATGGCCGTCGAGCGGAAGAAGCCCTCCTGGTTCCGGAGGGGATGGTCGTCGGGGGCGAAGTTGTAGTACGGGTGCTCGATCCGGCGGCGGATCTCCCGCGCGTAGGCCATGACGGTGAGGAGGGCGTCACGGTCCTTCGCGATCCGGGTGCTGTCGACGTAGGTGTAGCTAGACGGCAAGCGCCTCTCGCTTCTTCTCCCGTTCGCGGGTGCTCTTTCGAGCCTTCCGCGCGAGGCGGGCCTTCTCCCTGACCTTCGGATCCGAGAACCCGTGGGCCTGGATCCCGTGGCCAGTGTGGAACCCCTTGTGGTCGAGGTACTGGAACTGCTCGAGGAGCGGCAGCACGAACCCGTACCACTCCTTCATCAGCTCGTCGTTCGACTTCTGCATGAGGTCGCCGATGCCGCCGACCCCGGCCCGCCAGTTCTCCATGTCGTGGAGCCGGCGGAGGCATTCGGTGCGGAAGAGCTCGCTCGTGTCCTTGGCGAGGATCCGCTCCATGAGGAAGTCCTTCTGGGAGGTGTGGCTCCCGATGTCCTTCCACTCGGCGGGACCCTTCGGTTTCGGGGCGTCTGGCGGCGGGGCCTCGCCGACGAGGGCCGGCGGGATCCGGTTCTTGTGGCCACCCCACTTCCGCTTTGAAGGGCCGGGGATGGCGGCAGGGTTATCAGAGGCCACGGCCCCGGCACCTGGGTCCTCGGGTAACGGCCCTGAGGGGTCAGCTGCCCCCTCCGAGTTTGGGCCTTGGGGTGAGAGAGGGGTGTCTACTAGATGGGGCGAAGGAGTGGGCGGACCCCCGGCGTCAGAGCTCTCCGTCGCACCCAGAGATGGCTCCGCACCACAAGCCATTGTGGTCTCCTCCGCCATACGCCACTACTGGTAGTGGTCAGAGTTTGGCCAGTCAAGAGGAAAGTGGACAGATTTTGGGCGGTCAAGGGAAATCTTGTGACAGTCACAAGATTCAGCGGCAAAGAGTCCGTGAACGGCCGGCTGATGCGGAAAGCCTGTAATTTAAGAGGCGTTGTGCGGTTTCTTGCCGCTGGGTAGCGGCAAAGCGGCAACAACCCCCTTGACAGGACCCCCCTTGCCACGCGCGGGCCGAGCGGAGAGGATGGCGGGTATGAAAGAAAACGGCTGGCAAGGAAGAGATGACGGCTGGCACGACGAGATCCGGAAGGTCTTCTGGTCCGAGGTCTCGATCGGCCAAGGGCGAAGGATGCTGCTCCCTTATTGCACCGAGCACGGGATCATGGCCCCGCCCATGGTCTTGAAGCCGACTGACGAGTTCGCCTGCCGCTACCAGAGCTGCAAGAAGGTCTTCGCGGCGCACGGCGCCTTCGCCTACTACCACGGCCTGGCCGGACACTACGGCGTGCCCAAGCCCACAGCCCCCTCCGACGTCGCAACGAAGCGCCTACCCGGCCAGTCGAAGGACTACTCCTGCGAGGTTTGCGGAAAGAACCTCGACGGCCAAATCGCACACCATGTAGGCCAGAACGTGTTCCGCTGCCAACCGTGCTTCGTCGCGCAAGCCGAGTGGAACAAGATCGAAAGCGACATCCACCAAGCCGCCAGCCGCGCCATCGAAGCCGAGAAGGAAGTCGTCTACAAAGCACTCGAAGAAGGGCTCCAACACGCCTACAACACGGAGCGCGCCAAGGCCACTTCAGACACCATGGACAACACCGTCCGCTTCTGTCGCGGCGAATGCTGCCCACGTTGCGGTATGTCCTGGGAAACGGCGTTCGATCAAGCCCTTTCAGGGCGGCGCTACGCCAAAGAGTTCTACGAGCAGCACGAGCCGATCTCCTTCATCGAGCACTACGACTGCACGCCTCCTGATCCCTTGAAGCTCTGCCCTCGCTGCCACGGCCCTGCGGACCACGTACCCATGGGCCTACACTGCCGAGCACTATGAACGATCAGCCAGGAAGATGCGCTAGCTGCGGCGCAATCCCCATCGAAGGGACCCGCTGCGAACTCTGTAACCCCTGGCGCCGGGCGGCAGCCTGGCTCCTCGTCCTCAGCTTCCCGGCAATCCCACTCGTCGCAATCATCAAGGCGATCGTCGACTGGGTACACTGCCGTGGGTGAACCAGCGCCTACGCGCTGAGACCTCCCCCTGAAACAACCACGGCCACACTCACTGCCGTCAGCCGCTAGCACTCGCGGGTAGTCGCCACGCGAGGCCGGCTAGTAGGCGGGGAGGTACTTCACTCGGGCTGGCGGCGGCAGTGGAACGGGCCTATCCCCCCCCCTCGTGCCGTGTTTCGCTGCAGCTGCAGCGACGTTGCGCACTAGATCCGTAACCTTAGTGGGTTTGTACGTCGGGCAAGTGCAAGCATCGTCGGCGAGTGCAGCCTTGTCCCTCGGTGCTGTGTGTCCCTCGGCCTCGTGCTGTTGGCCACGGCCAGCGGCCTGGGCCGGCGGCCACGGCCAGCGGCCGGCGGCCGGCGGCCACGACGAGCGGCAGTGGCTAGCACCAGCTGCTAGCACTAGTAGGGCAAGGCTATCGAAGTTTGTCAAGTCGAAAGTTGTCATATCGAGTGTTTGCCTGGATTGTAACTTTTACAACTGTAAAGTTTCTTTACACCTTGTAAACCCTCACAAGCGCTGAATCGTAAACCTTGGTATACAATTGCGTATGTGCGCTTGTTGTGGCGTAAGGACTTAGCGTATGGTATGCTGTGTGCAGATAGATTTTGTGCTTGCTGGCTACTTTGGCCAGTAAGTAGAAACCCCGGCGAGACGCGAATCTCCCGGGGCGCGGCCTTCAGAGAAAGGATCTCCGATGGCGAGTGCAGTTTACGGAAACCGCCGGCAGAAGACAACCGGCGAGATTTACGAGCAGTACAACCGGCTTTCCCGCCGGCTCTACTCTCAACACCAGGAACTTGCGCGACGGGCGCATCCTGAAACGGGCGGTAACTCGCTTCTCGTTCACAACTGGGGGAATGAGGCTTCCAAGGCGGCATGGGAGGCTTTGACGCCCCGCTCGCGCCGGCTTGAGCAAGCCTTCCAGCGTCTCTACGATGCGGCCGAACACCGACGGCACTTCCGGTACGGACCGCGAGCCTTCCGGCCGCTCTGGTGCGCGCTCTGCGAGGCGGAGCGGAAAGGCGGCCGGGCATGAACGCCGACAAGCCTTTGGAGGAGCAAGAGGGGGCGCATCTCTACAGGTGCGGGAATCGGCGTTGCCGAGATCACGGACGGACGGAAAGCTACGGCCTTAGCCCGAGTGCTTTCCGCTTCGCGACCGGTTCCTTTGTAAGCTGCCCCAGCTGCGGGCAGCCGATGCACTGGAAAGGGCAAGAGGCGGCCGAGAAGAAAGGGGAGAGCGCATGAATCGCTCAAACACCCTTCCCGGCTGGCATCGAGTAACCGGGTCGGAAGCCTACGCCATGCGCCCGGAAGCCTGTGACTACTGCGGGTTTCCCGACCCGTGGGACGATGACGATGGCTCGCCGGACGCGAAAGGCTTCCTCTACCACTACGCGCACGACCTGGTAGCTTGCGGGGCCGGTTGCGCCCGGAAGCTCGCCCCCCGCGTTCGGGAAGGTGGTGCGTGATGGCTCCCTTCATCCAAACCTTCCGCGGCCGGGCCGGGAAACGATTCTCGGGGTTCCAAGTCGGCATCGTCCTCGAGTCCTACCACGGGACGCCTGCCATTGCCATCGGGGACTGGACACAGATCGGGCTTGCCCTGGACCGCTACTGGCCGTTCCCGACCATCGAAGCAGCGAAAGCCTCGTTGGAATCGTGGGATGGCGCAGGGGATCCCCCGGGCTCGAGCGTGAAAGGGGGTGCGTGATGTATATCGACCAGTTCTTCACCGACTACCACGCGGCCTATGATCTGGCCGTGGCAACCGCCCGGCGCATGCGCCTTGACATCGGCATCCGGGCCGTCAACGAGTTTGGGAAGCGGGGTTTCCGCCTCAACTTCCTCCCGCGCCCGGAAAACTCCTTCGGGTGGGAGACCCGCTGCGAGCGCATCACCCCGGATTGCCCCTACATCGAGCGGAAAGGCGGTGCGTGATGCTCATTCCCCCCAACATCCTTCAAGGCGTGTCCGCCGCCGCCTCGCGCGACACGTCGCGGCTTCAACTGTGCGGCGTTCTCCTCGAGCGCGGCGAGGATGGCCAGCCCATGGCCACGGCCACGGACGGGAAGACCTTGATGCACGCCCGATGGGTCGAGGATCCGCCGGCCGAGTTCCCCACGGTCGAGACTTGCGACCCCTCGCCGGTTCCCGGCTCGAGAGCCTTGATTCCGATCGAAGCGGTTTCCTCCCTGGCGAAGATGCCGCCGAAGAAGCCAGCAAAGCCGATTCTCCGGAACCTAGCGATGGACGAGAAAACCTTGAACGGTTCCGCGGTCTTCGCCGGCACGGACCTTGACTCCCGGGAACGCCGGGAAGTCTCGACGATCGAAGGGACCTTCCCCGACTACCGGCCGGCGCTTGCGGCTCCCGAGCGTTCCGTCAAGGTCTCGGTGAATGCCGAGATGCTAGCCAACATCCTCGAGGCCGTGGTGAGGGCTGGCGAGCTACCGAAGCCTTACCGTCGCGTCACGCTCGAGATCCCCATCCTCGAGAACGGGGACACGGCCAGCCGGCCGGTCCTCATCCACGCCGAGACTCCAGGAACCAAGGTAACCGGCCTCGTGATGCCGCTGACCAAGTAACCCCCCCCTCGGGCACTGTGGGACCACAGGAACCGCGGCTAAGCCGCAGAAGGAGACCAGATGACGGACACCGTTACCCGCTACGTCCCGACCTTTGTCGGAAAGGATGGGCTCCGGACCCTGATGCAGCCCGCGCAGGGGCGGAACACCTACGCCACGGCGTTTGAGGCGCAAACGTGGATTGAGGAAGTCCTCAAGAACACGAGCCAGGACACCATCCGCCAGCTTTACGGCGAGTCCCCTGACTTCGAGGTCCGGGCTTGCCAGTGTCACGCCGGGCACTTCGACCCGGTAGGCGTTTACTTTGACTGAAAGGACCGACGATGAGTGCTTTCATCTGCTCCGACTACCACATCAGCGCCTTGGCCGACTACGCCACGCGATCCATGCGTCGGAGCCGGCTCTACGCGGCCGATCGACAATGGGAAGACCCTGAGGAGGTTTTCAAGGTTCTTTGGGCTGAAAACGTCCGTTCGGTCCTCTACCGCTACCCTGAGGACACGGTAGACACGGCGCCCGGTCCGATCGGCCCGAAGGGCTCCTTCGATCGCCGTGTCAGGGCGCAGAGTTTCAACCCCATCGACATCGTGAAGAGCTGCCACTGCCTCGAGTACCAGTCCTGCGAGTGTCCGGACTACCGGGAGACCACGGCTTACGAGCTGCTCCAGGCGATCGAAGCGATGGCCATCCGTGGCCTTCCAGGCTACGACAGCGCGGCGTGGGGCCTCGAAGCGCCGGCGCCGAGGCTGGTGACGGAAAGGAGCCAAGCATGAAGACACTTCAAGGCATTCGCGAGATTCAGGACCGGGCTGGGTGGACGGATTCCACGATGATGCACCTTCTCATGGAGTTCATCGCCCACCAAGGTCTCAACAAGCGAGCCGTGCGCTTCCTCGAAGACGAGGCAGAGAAGGACGCGCTGCACTGCGACTGCCGCGAGGATGTGCAGCCATGAGCCTCTGCAAGTGTCGAAGGAAGAAGAAGGCAGCAAAGAGAAAGGAGCCTTCCCGCCGTGGCTGAACCCTACTGGATCGAACGAACCGAACGCGACGCCAACCGCGAGCGCCATCCCTGCCCACGTTGCCAGCGACCTACCTACGGCAGCATCAGCGACTGCGGCACAACCCGGGACTGCCCAGCCTGCATGGAAGCCGACGAGCGCATCCGGGACGCCGCTCCCGCCCTCCTCGAGGCCGCGAAGGCTGCGTTTGAAGACCTTGACGACCATCTCCACGGGCGGAAGCCGCGGCATCACGCCTTGGAGCTGTCCAAGATGCTCCGCGCCGCCGTGAACCGAGCCGAGGGGCGAGCATGACCGGCGCTTACTTCAGCCAGCTCGAGCTCGATAACCTGTTCTTCGCCCGCACGGGCGAGTACCGGCAACCACGGATCGGCGAGCTCTACGAGCACCCGCAAGGCGAGCCCTGCCGCTTCGATGGCAACCCCGCTGTCCGCCGGCGTTGGATCCTCAAGATTGCGGGCCGCGTCACCAGCCCGCCGTGGGAAGGCATGGAGAAGTACCAGCTGTGACCGCCCTCGAACCCGAGAAGACCTACCACCGCTGCCTCCGCTGCAGCCACGAGTGGCATCCCCGGGTGTGGTTCGAGCACCCGAAGCAGTGCCCACGCTGTAAGAACAAGCACTGGTGGACGCCCCCGGGCTCCTTGAAGCGTGGCCGGCGGCCGAAGCCTCCGGTGGGCCGGGACATCCGGAAGAAGCGAAAGGCGCCCTTGATCCGGGACCCGAAGCCGAAGCCGCCCCCGCCGCCGCCGGTCAAGAAAGGCTGGTACAACGTGTGACCCTCTTGAACTTCGATCTCCCGCCGGATCCTTGCTGCAAGGACCTCGCGCAGTCGCTGAAGAACGGCACGGACAACGAAATGTACGGGTCCGCACTGAACTGGTGGGCCGGCGCCTACCACCTCGGCTGCGACTTGCCGGACGTGAGATTCTGCCCATGGTGCGGAGCCAAGCTACCCCAGGGCGAAGGTCAGACGCCGGAGGAGGCCACATGATGAACTTCAAGCTCCCGCACGCGCTCGACGACATGAACGCGCGGCCCTTTGCGTTCTACATTCCGGCCAACACGCACCGCGTGCGCATCCTCTGGGAGCACCACGAGGGCGACCCGGTTGACGGCGAGGCGTGCCTTGAGTACGTCGAGCACGAGCCGGAGACGGTCGGGGACAAGTTTGTGAGGCGTTTCTCGAAGCGTGTCATGGTCAAGCCGGCAGGGAAGGGGGCCATCAACACCCTCGAGATCGAAACGTCTCGCAGCCAGGAGAGCGGCTTGGCGCTCCTCTATCGTTGCGGCGAAGAATCCGAGGATACCCTGGTCGGGGCCGTGTGGCTCCACGCCGTGGAGACCAACAGCGTCGCACTCGCCCAAGTGGCCGGCAAGGTCAAGTGGTCGGTGAAGATTGCGGGCCATAAGATCGAGCACGGGGGAAGCGTCAAGAAGAAGGGTCGCAGATGACGCTCACGGATCTCTACGCGTGCTTGGAGAGGGACTACCGGCTGAACGGGCGAGCCTCGCTCGAGGTGCTTCCCTACCACAAGGGGCCGGTGATAGCCTTCTTCGCCGGGCGACAGGCCGAGGACCTGACCGGGGCCGACATCGCGGCCTACAAGGAGTGGCGGTTGAAATCCGTGGCCCCGGGCACGGTGAACAACGACCTCCGCTACCTCTCTTCGGCCTACTCGAAGGCCCTTGACGAGGAACTGATCGGCCGGCGGCCCCGGATCAAGTGCCTCCGGGTGGACAACGCGCGCCAGGGGTTCCTGAGGCCCCGGGGCTTCGACCGGCTGGCCAAGTGCCTTGAGACCCTCTCCCCGGTCGTCGGGCAGCTGGCCCGGGCGCTCTACTCGTTAGGGTGGCGGTCGGGGGAACTCAAGAGGCTGGCCTGGAGCGAGGTGGACGTCACGGGGTGGGTTCTCCGCCTCCCAGCGGCCCGCCACAAGAACAGGCAGCCGAAGTCAGTGGCCCTGGCCGGCGAGGCGCTACGGGTCTTCCAGGCCCGCTGGGCGGCCCGCCAGGGACCATGGGTCTTCCACCGCTACGGCGGGGAGCCGGTCCGGCACATCGGCGACGTCTGGCGGCATGCCTGCCGGGCGACCGGGCACCAGGGGCTCCGGCCCCACGACCTGAGGCGCAGTTTCGCCCGGAACGCCCTCCACGCCGGCCTCAAGATCCCCACGATCATGCTGATCGGGGGGTGGAGGACCATGAGCGTGTTCCTCCGCTACGCGATCCAGGACGACCGGGACATGCGGCTGGCCCTGGCCCAGCTGTCGGCTTGGACGGAGAAGGGCGGGGACGAGGCCGAGGGGCCGATCCTCAAGTTGCCGGCCGAGAGGGCGTGAAATCACCCCCTTGACTTCTCGTGGCCGTTACGGTTTATTGTGTCCGGTATGGCGTCGGACACGAAGAGATCGGCGTACCGCGAACCTGAAGAGCCCCTGACCCTACGGGCGAACCGAGAGAGGATCTCGATTGCCGCGCGCCTCGAGATTCCACCGAAGTCTTCGGCGATGTCGTCAAGGACGATGATGGTTTCGCGGGAGAGCCGCAAGGTCATGGATTCGGGGTACTTCACCTTGAGCATTGACATGGCCTCCATTGTGGCCGAAAAGGGTTACTTGTGCAAGCCGAACGCAACGCGAAGTCGTTCAGGTGATTCCTCAAAGTGCCGAGGCCGGGAGTTGAACCCGGAAGGACCGTTGGGTCCACTAGACCCTCAACCGACGTGCCATAAGTTAAGCGTCGCGTCCGGCTCATCAACCCCTAACCGGATCTCCGCACAGGGCTCCGGCAGGGACCCATCTCCTTCTACCTTTCTGGCCCGG